TGCAGGACGTCCAGCAACGGCTCGCAACTGCGGCGCGCACGCGCCACGTCTAGCTCGTGGATCACGGGTTGCCTCCGTCACGAACCGACCGGAGCAGGGGCGGCGCCGCTGGGGGGATGGGGGCGGCACCGCACCCTGCTCCTGTCGTCTTGGGCGCCCGGACCTCGTCGACGAACGCGTCGTCGCAGTCGGCGCACCGGACGCGGCCCAGTGGCGCGCGGCCCGGACATTCGTCGGTGCCGCACCGCTGCAACGTGCGCTCCACCAGCCAGATGTCTTCGAAGCGGCGCCGCTCCAAGGTGGTGCCGCGTCGGTAGTGGGCGCCGCCGTCGCGGCACCACCGGATGAAGTCGCGCGCCTCGTCGGCGTCGTCGAACACGCGACCGAAGGGTCGCATCGACACGCTGTCGACCAGGACGGCGGCGTCGCGCGTCTCGTCGAGATCGCCACTCAGTATCCAAATCCCCATCACGCTCCCCTGTTCTCGGCCGCCTCGACGGCGAGTCGTGTCTGCACGCAGTTGTCCTCGCGGCACGCCCAGCCACCAACGCGCGGCAGTCCGTGCGCGCACGTGTCGTCGTCCGCGTCGATGTTGATGCCGAGCACGCGGCACATCGCGTCGGCCCACCGCACCTCGCGGTCAGCGTCGCGGCACGACGAGCACGTCCCGTCGCCGCCGCGGCATTGACAGCGGTCGATCAAGTTCTTCATCGCCGCCCGCCCCCGAGCCGCGCGCTCAGCTGCTCGTCAGCGAACGCCGCCTGCAGGGCCAGCCGCTCCAGTGCCGGGCAGCCGTGCCCGCCCTCGCGCGCAGCGAGGGCCTCGTCGACGATGCAGCGCTTCAGCGCGTAGAGGTGGCGCTGCAGCTTGCCAAGGTCGCGCTCGATGCTGCGCCGCTTGCTGCGCTCGTCGAGGTCCGTGAGCGCCTCGGTGCACTTGGCGAGCGCCGTCACGACGACGCCTCGCTCTCGTCGGGCGGATACAGGCCCTCGGCCCGCAGCCACGCCCACACCTCGTGGGACGTGCCGCGGAACACCTCCACGCCTGCGCGGCGGATCGCCTTGGCGCCGAACGCGCCCGACGCCGTCGTGAGGCCGCGCAGCTCCAGCACCTCGTTGAGGCTCAGCTCGCGCACCCGGAACTCGGGAGCAGCGCCGCCACCGAAGAGCGCGCCGCCGCGCGTCCACTCGCGATACGTGACGACCTCGACGGCGGCCTCGATGCCGACCAGTTCACCGGCGGCGAAGTCGTTGTCGGCGCAGAACTCGCCCCACGTGCAGACGTAGGCGGCGCCATCGCCTTCGATCCGGATCGGCGTGTCGGGGTGGATCATGCCGCCCTCCGGAGCTCGGCGCGGGCGCCGTAGAGGGCCTCCCGTAGGGAGGCGCCCGTGCTGAGCAGCGTCCGGGCATCGGCGTCGATGCGGTCGGCCCAGCACAGCCACAGGGCGAAGCTGGTCTCGTCGAGCTCGACCCACGCGCCCGGCACCGCAGCGTCGGCCAGGTCGGCCACCAGCGCCGCGAGTCCGCGGACGCCGGGGCCCTGCTCGCGCAGCGCGGCGCAGTGCAGCAATTCGGCGCTGCCGGATCGGAGATTCGACGCCGAGCAGGAAGACGACGCGGGCTTGTGGCCGTTGTCCCCATCCGGGGCGGACTGCCTAGGGGGAGGCTGGTAATCGGTGTTGCCCATCTCGGGACAACATGCCTACCAGAATGACATATGTCAATCAGGAATGTTGCATCACCGATCGATTCCGCGATTTCTGCGGCAAACGCCGAGGTAGTGGCCTACCGATCAGCGCTAGGCCTGCTCAGCAAGCTGCGCTGTCATGGGTGTGGAGCTGCCGCCGGGGCGGTGGCCCGAACAGCCGCCGACATCGCGTTCGCAGCACTGGCGGAAGGCGACGCGATTCGCGATCGCTATCTTGGTGGCGGCTAGCGATCGCGACCGCGAGGTGTGCCAGACACGAGGAGGTCGTGCTGCTGTACAATCGCGTTGAACCAGTCTCGCGCCGGGATGGATTCCCCTGCGCGCCCCGTTCGTTTCTCGACCTCAGCGATCGCAGTCTCTGAGAGGTGGCACCGGCGGGCGAACCATACCGCCGCTTCCCAGTTGTTTTCTTCGCGCCCAGCCTGGCCGGTGAGGGCATAGAACGGGTCGGCATTCGCGGCGGCTGCCAGTCGCAGCACCGCGTCGATCGCGCCCGCCACAAGCGAGGGCCCGGCCGACGTTCCAGCCTCCCATCGCGAGAGGGACCCCTGGGTCTTCTTGCCGGTTCCCTTCGTGGCCGGGAACCACTGCGCCACCACGTCCTGTGTGAGTTCCGCCTTCTCTCGGAGCCGCTTGATCCGAGCGCCAAGCTCGACGCCAGCCGCCGCCCGCTTCTTGGTCGCCACGGGCCGATCTTCGCACTCAGCATAATGCCTGGTTGACATGTGTAATCCCTCTGTGCATATTGGCAACGTGACCAACTGGCCGTCAGAGGGAGCGAGGCAGCTGCGGCTGACCATGGCGTCCCGCAAGCTGCGACAGAGTGATGTCGCAGAAACACTAGGCTGTCAGCAAAGTCAGGTGTCGCGGCTCTTGAGCGGGGCGCGGAAACCGTCTCTCGAAATGGCGCTCGTGATGGCGCGCGAGTGGGGCATTGCCGCGTCGCTGTGGGGCGAAACGGCGACCGAGTCCGGGCCCGGCGAAAACACGGGCCCCGCCGCGGAGGCGTCGTGATAGCGTCGCTCGATGGGTTGGGGTCATCCGCCGCCGCACGGATATCCGCCTCCACACGGGTACCCGCCGCAGCAGCAACAGGGCTACGGGCAGCCGTACATGCAGCCGCAGACGCAAGCGCCCATGTGGCGCTGCCCGTTCTGTGGCTGCGCGACGCCGCCGATCGAAGACGAGAAGATCTCGACGGGCGGGTGGGTGATGTTCGTCGCCCTGCTCTTCCTGTGCTTCGTGCTGTGCTGGATCCCGCTGCTGGCCATGAAGGAGTCGCAGCGGCGCTGCCGCAACTGCATGTCCAAAGTGGGCTGACGCCGGCACTCGACAGGGGCGTCGCCTGAGGGCAGCGCCATGTCGAACCTGTTCGCAAGCGGGGCGTGGGAGTCGATGACGATCGACGGCGTCGAGCTGCCGGCCGGCTCGCTGAGGTCGGTCGCGATGTCGTCGGCTCAGCGCGAGTTCGCGATCCGCGATAGGGTCACCCACGCCAAAACGCTCGGCACGCTGCGGCGTGAGCCCCTCGTCATGTCGTGCGTTCTCGAGGTCGAGGACGGAGTCGCCTACCCGTGGATGGAGGTCGCGCTCGACGAGCACGGGCTGACGCCACCGATGCGCGTGGTGGCCACCATCGGCGACGAGGTCGTGTGCGAGCGCTGGTTCCGCGCCGCCGACGCGTACTGCGACGATGGCTACTTCGCCGTCGCGTTTGGATCGTTCGAGGTCGACATTTTCGACGAACTTTACCTGGACCTGGGCGGAGAGGGCTGAGCGTTGACGCGGCATCGCCATCAGGGTGCGGCTGCGTCCGCATCCCCTCCTGGTAACGACAGGGCGAAGTCGTTGCCTGCACGTTCGGTCAGCCCTGCACGGCTCGACATCATGGGCAAGCAGGCGACCCGCGAGCAATCGGCCTACTTGCTGCGGCGCGCGATGTCGGCCTGCAACGTGGGCGTGTCGTGGCTCGCTACGCGGCTCGACGTGCACAAGACCCACGTGTCGAACTGGTGCGATCCGGTGCACGACCGTGGCCTGTCGCTGTCGCGCCTGCTGCAGATCCGGCTCGTGTGTCCGCGCTTGTTCGATGAGGTGGTGCGGCAGATGGCGGAGCTCGAGGCGCTCGACGGCGAACCGTGGTCGCCGCAGGAGACGCACGTCCGCAATGCCGTGTCGGCGCTGGGTCGCGTGGCCGAAGGCGCGACGGCAGCGGACCGGGCCGCCGAGATGCCGCGCAAGCTGCGGGCGCAGATCGATCGCGACTGGGCTGCGCTCGAAGGCGTGGCGCGCGCGGGGCGGCGTGACCTCGGGAGGCACGACCGATGATGCCTCCGACGACGCCCGCCCTGTGTGAGGTCTTCGTCCTGTTCAAGCCCGGCGTCGCGCTGACGGGCGACACCATTGCTCGCCTGCTCGGCATAACGAACCGCGCCGCAACGGACCGCTTGTGCAGACTCGCCGCGACCGGCACGGTGGAGCGGGTCGACACTGGCCTCTACCGCCTCAAGGCCCCGCGCCAGCCTGGCGTGTGGCCGCAAGAGCTAACGACGGACCTGTGGCGCGTGCCCCTCACGCGGGTGCAGATCCTGACGCCCAGGAGCGCGGACGTGGAGGCGGCGCCGCGATGACGACACGCCGCACGCTCCGGAGCGATGCGAAGCCCTTCAGCGAGGAGGGCCGATGCAGCTGGTGCGGCGAGGCCGTCACGGCGCCGCGGCGGTCCTGGTGCAGCCAGGCGTGCGTCGACGCCTACACGGTGCGGGCGTGGCCATCGAGGGCGCGCTCGCTCGTCAAGGCACGCGACCGTGGCGTCTGCGCGGCGTGCGGGCTCGACACCGAGCAGCTACGGCGCGCCGTCGATGCCGCGATGGCGCGCGCGTACGGGGTCCGGCATCCAAGATCGGAATGGTGGCCGGTACCGGAGCGCGGCAGTGAGGCCGACCTGGTACGGATCGCCAAGCAGGCGGGCCGCGACGCAGCCTGGCTGTGGTTGGCCGCCGAGGCGCGACAGATGCTGAGCGAGCACGGCTTCGAGCCAGCGCAGCACCTGTCGCGCGGCATGACGGCCATCCACCGCACCCTCTGGGAGGCCGACCACATCGTGCCGGTCGTCGAAGGCGGCGGAGCGTGCGGGCTTGAGAATTACAGGACGCTCTGCCGGCCCTGCCACGTTGCCGTCACGGGCCAGTTGGCGAAACGGCGCGCCCGTGGGCGCCGGCGTCAGCGCGCCATGTTCTCGGAGGATTCATGAACGCGGCACAGATTCTCGACAAGGCCATCGGCAGCATCCCAAACGCGGACCTGGCGGCTGCGGTGCGCTCGATGCCGGACGACGACCTCGCCCACCTGGTGCGGCGCCACCCAGGCGTGCGGCGCTTCGTGCTGCTCGTGCTGATCGACCAAGTGCAAGAGGCGGGCATGCTCGTGCCCGCGCCCGAGGTGAAGCCGCCCGTTGGGGATGCGGCGCCGGCCGCGGACCGGTCGAAGGCGACGCGCAAAACGAAGAAGGGCGGCGTCAGCGAGGCGCGAGTGGCCGAGGTGGAGCGGGCGCTGGCCTCGGCTGGCGCCACTGGATTGATGTCCACCGACCTGGCCGAGGCGCTTGGCGTGTCGGCGGTCACGATCCGGAAGGCGATGCATCGGCTGGTCGCCGCCGGGAAAGCGGAGTGGCGCGGCAGCAAGACGAAGAGGCGGTGGCATGCGGTCACGTGAATGCAAGCCGGAAGCGCGAGTCCGGCCGAGTCTAGCGAGCCAGCGGCCCCGCCTGTCGAGCGACGCGTCTACACGCCCGCTGACGCTGCCGCCAAGCTGCGCGCGCGACGTGCCGTTGTCGGCCGCGTCGAACAGCCCATCGTCCATCGCGACACCAAGCCCGACAGTGCCGTTCCGGTTCGGCTCGACGTCGTTCCCGTCGCTGAGCTTGCCGATCCAGCCCAACGGTTTCAGTGTGCCCCGCTCCGGTGCAAGATGCGGGCTCGGGACTGCGTCGCGCGACAGCGCCAGCACGGCGCCCGCGTCGGAACCTGGGTCGACCCGCAAGGCCGCGCTCACCGGCGCAGGGACGAAGGCGGACTCGCCGGACAAGCGGCCTCCGGCGTCTGGCGCGCCAGCACCTGCGTCGACTGCGAGCTCGGCCGCGCTGTCGCGAGCCGCCTCGGCAACTCGGGAGCGCAACCGCCGCCGGAGCCGGCGCAAGCGCGACGTCCGTGCCGCGACGGAGCACCCCAAGCAGTGGGGCAAAAAGGAGATGGCGCGGCTCACGATGTTGCACCCGACGCCCGAGGACGCGCCGCCGCGGCCGACGGTGAGGGGTGATTGCGTGGATGGAGCCCGGCCATGCCCGTGGGTCTCGTGCCGGTTCCACATGGCGATCGACCCGAATCCAAAGACCGGTGCCATCAAGGTGAATTTTCCAGACCTCGATGTCGACGAGCTCGGCGAGACGTGCACGCTCGACGTGGCCGACGGCGGCGGAGCCACGCTTGAAGCAGTGGCCACCGCCATGAACCTCGTGCGCGAGAGGGTTCGGCAGCTAGAGCTCTCCGCGCTCGCCAAGCTCGAGCAGCACCCAGCGGTGCGGCGGCTCCTGAAGGCGATGCGGGGTGACGGGTGAAGCCATGAGCGCGCGCGAGTTCCTCAAGGCCGACGACGTGGCGACGCTCCTGCAGGTGTCGGTCGCGACCGCGTATCGAATCATCCACGAATGCGTGCACCTGACGCGGCCCGTTCGCGTCCGTCGACGAGAGCTTGATCGCTGGATCCGCCAGCATGAGGCTGGGCCATCATGTCAGAGCGACTCTTCAAGCAGCCGGGCGGCCGCATCTGGTACGCGACCTTCTACGACCACGACGGCAACCGCATCCGACGCTCGACGAAGTGCACCGACAAGCGAGCGGCCGCCAGCGTCCTCGCGCGCTGGGAGCGTGCTGCAGCTGATCCGGCCGAATCCAAAGCGGCAACCACAACGCTCGCGACGGGGGTCGAGCGCATGATGTTGGATCGCGAGCAGCGTGGTCGCAGCGATGCGACGCTTCGGTTCTACGGCGCGAAGGCGTCGCGCCTCACCGAGGTAATGGGCGCCGACACGCCGCTGAGCGCGATCGACGCGTCGATGGTGGACGACTACATCACGAGGCGGCTCAGCGGCTACGTGGGCGCCGATGGCGCGCACGTCAAGGCCGTGTCGCGCCACACCGTCGGCAAGGAGCTGACGACGCTCCGGATCGTGTTGAAGCTGGCGCGTCGTCGAGGCGAGTACCAGCGCCACCCGGATGATGTGCTGCCGCTCAACTGGGAGAGTGGCTACCAGCCGCGCGAGCGCGTCCTGCGCGACGCGGCCGAGCTCGACCGGTTGCTCGCGGTGCTGCCGCCGCACCGCAGGGCGTGGGTGGCGTGGACCGTCATCACGGCAGCGCGCCCCGCAGCGTCGGCGCGGGCGGTACCGGACGATCTGCAGGTCGAAGCCGGCTTGGTGTTGGTGCGCGGCAGCAAGACGCCCCGCAGTTGGCGCTGGGTCGCCATTATGCCTTGGGTCGAGTACCTGGTGCCGCTCGTCCGGCTGCCGCTCGTGCGGTGGCCCGACACGACGGCCAGCCGCGATCTCGCTGCGGCATGCCGACGCGCCGGGATCGAGAAGGCGACGCTGACGGACCTGCGTCGGACCGGATCGACGTGGCTGCGCGAGCGTGTCGGCGACGCCTCGTTGGTCGGTGCCTGGATGGGGCACTCGTCGCCCGCGATGGCGTCACGCGTTTACGCGCGGCTCGAAGGCGAGCGACTCCGCAAGGTGCTGCTCGATCGGGTCTTGCCACATGTTGGGCAGAAGATTGCGGCCGGGAGCGAGGAATGAGAACGATGCGAGGGTTAGATCGGTCGGTTTCACCGGGAAAAGTCGGTTCCGGAGCGTGGATTCGAACCACGATTAGAGGATTCAAAGGCGTCTCCCGGCGTGCTGTAACGCCGCGGCACGGCTCCAGAATCTTCGCAGGCCAGGCCACGGTTGGTCACCAGATGGGCAGCGCGCTGCCTGGGTGCTCATCCGTCCCGCTCCCGATCCAACAGGGGGCGCGGTAAGTGGACTGGTCCGACGAGCGGTACGTCCGCGTCTACACGCGCGACACAGTGGAGTGGATGGCGTTGTCGTGGCAGGCGCGCGGGCTCTTCTGCTTGGTGCTCCGCAAATGCGACCGCGCTGGCATCATCGAGCTCGGGCGCGTTGGGATCCGAGGCGTCGCCGTGGCGTGTGGGGCCCCGTGGGCAGAGGTCGAGGCGCCCCTTCGAGAGTTGCTGGCCGATGGCTGCCTGAGCGTCCACCAGGGCAGCGACGGCGGCAGGCAGCACCTGGTGGTTCCAAACTTTGTCGCCGCCCAGGAGTCGATCAGCAACGGCAAGGCAAGGCAGCAGACCTACCGCGAGCGACGCGAGGCGCGGGCGCGCGGGGCGCAGTTGGGCGTCAGTGGTGACGCCGCGTTACCACCGCGTGACGCAGCGTCACAAAATGTAACGCTTGCGTCGAGTGGCGTGACGCCAGGTGACTCTAGCCGTGCCGACACCGTGCCGACACCGTGCCGTGCCGTGCCGGGGGTGCAGGGGGGAGACCCCCCCGCGGCCCCCCCGACAGCAACACCAGATCGCGATCCCGCCTCCAAGCCAACACGGAAGCCCAAGGCGACGAGGGCCCCCGCAGCCAAGCGTGGCCACCGCCTCCCGAGCGGCTGGCAGCCGAGCCAGCAGCTGCTCGAGCACGCCGCCGCGAAAGGGCACGACCGCCACGACGTGCTGGAGATCGCCGACGCGTTCCGTGACCACTGGCTGGCCAGCACGAGTCGGACGGCGACGAAGCTGGACTGGGACGCGGCGTTCAGGACGTGGCTGCGGAGGGAGCGGGAGCGCGCCGCTGACCGGCGGCCCGGTGGAGCCATCAAGCTCGACGCCGACGGGCTCGAGATCGTGGACGACTGTCCGCCGCCGCGACGCCCACGGAAGCGCACACCGCGGCCCGAGGGCTACACGGGACCAGATCGCAGCCACTGGATCGAGCGCGGCCGACAGCTGCGTCTGCACGGTCCACCGAGCGTGTTGTTCCCAGACATGCCGCTCCTCGAGGCGTCATCGTGACGGTGGTGGATCTCGACGAGGCGCGGCGGGCGCGGCGGGAGCCCCCGGTCGTGTTCGGGCGGGTGCCGCCACATGATTTGACTGCAGAGGCAGCGGTGCTGTCGGCCTGCATCCTCGAGCCTGACCGGATCGTGGAGGTGCGTGGCGTGCTGGATCTCGGCGACTTCTACAGCGAGCCGAACCGATTGATTTACTCGGCAGTGTTGGCGCTCGACGATGCCGGTGCGGCGATCGACACCGTGACGGTCGGAACGTGGTTGCGGGCGCGCGAGCTCATCCAGCGCGTCGACGTCGGCTACCTGGGCCGCATCGTTGATGACACTCCCGCCGTCGCGCACGTGATCGATCACGCGTGGATCGTAGTCACGTGTTCGCGGCAGCGACGCGCCATCGAGGCCATGCAGCGACACGGCGCGGAGGGCTATGGGGATGTTGGCGATCCAGCGACCTGGCTGGCGACCGTTCGGCAGTCGCTCATGCAGGCGACCGAGCACGACCGGATCTCGCTCGAGCTGCTGGGCGACGGCGCTCGCCAACTGCTGCGCGATCTCGACGAGGCCAGCAGGGCAGACGCCACCACGCTACCGGGTCTCACAACAGAGATCGCGGAGCTCGACGACCTCATGGGCGGGCTGCGGGCGCCGGACGTGTACGTCGTGATCGCCGAGGCGAGCGGCGGCAAGACGGCGCTGGCGCTCGGGTGGGCGCTCACCACAGCGCTCGCCGGCGGCGGCGTGTACTACTGGAACGGCGAGCCGGGGCAGCCGAAGCTCGACCTGCTGCAACGCGGGACGGCGCGCACCTGCGGCGTCGACTACGGGCTGATCCGCAACAACCCCAGGGCCCTGCGGGTCGAGGACTGGGACGCGCTCCGGGCGAGCGAGGTTGCGCTGACGGAAGCGCCGCTGCTGGTCGACGATCGCAAGCAGTTGCACGCCGACCAGATCGCGGCGGCGTGTCACGTAGCGCGCAGGCGGCTCATCGCCCGCGGCACCGACCTAAAACTGGTCGTGCTCGACAACCTCAGCGAACTGAGCGCGCCGCCAGGGACCAACAAAAAGAACACCATCAAGAGCGAGTGGCTGATGGAGAGCGCGCGCCGACTGCTGAAGCTCGGGCAAGAGCTGCACGTTCCCGTGGTCCTATTGGCGCACCTCAAGAAGGGCACCAGCGATGTTTACTATTGCCCGCACCTCAAGAGTCTCGCGCAGAACCTAGTCCGGGTCAGGCTCGAGAAGGCAACGCGGGAGCGCCCGGCGGCTGGCGATCTGGCGCGACCGATCGCCGCCACGCTGGACGTGTTGCGGCAGCGCAACGGATCACCTGGGCAAGTGTCGTGCTGGTTCCACGGGGCGCTGCAGCGCTTCAGCGACGAGGAGTGGTTGCGATGACGCTGCGACCATTCTGGCGCTACTACGGCGGCAAGTGGCGCGCCGCGCCGCACTACCCGACGCCACTGCACGACACCATCATCGAGCCGTTCGCTGGCGCCGCTGGCTACTCGATGCGCTACCCGGATCGGCGCGTCATCCTCGTCGAGAAATACCCGACCATCTGCGAGATGTGGCGGTGGCTCATCGCGGTGAAGCCGTCGGAGGTGATGCGGATCCCAGAGGTTGACGACGTCGACGATCTGCCGGCGTGGGTCCCGGTCGGAGCACGCTCGCTGGTCGGGTTCGCCATGAACAGCGCGTGCTCGACGCCCCGACGAACCCTCTCGGCTGGACGGCGGAAGATGTGCGCGCTGAACCGACAATATGAGGGCTGGACGCCAGCGCTCCGCGCCCGTGTCGCCGACCAAGTGGAACACATTCGGCATTGGACGATCATCGAGGGCGACTACGCCGACGCGCCCGACATCGAGGCCACGTGGTTCGTGGACCCGCCGTACCAGCACGCCGGGCGCCACTACGTGCACAGCCGCGTAGACTACGGGGCGCTCGCCACGTGGAGCGAGCGGCGACGGGGCCAGGTGATCGTGTGCGAGCAGGAGGGCGCCGATTGGCTGCCGTTCCGACCGCACCGCACTGAGCGCGCGGGCCCCACGAGGCAGTACAGCAACGAGGTGATCTGGCCGTGAGGATCGCGATAGAGGTCCAGATGCCGCTGCCGACGCCAAACACCAGGGAGCACCCCATGGTGCGGGCGAGCCGCGTCAAGGCGCAGCGCCGCGCGACCCGCGAGGCCCTCGACGCGATGGCGTCACCACCGCCAACGCCGCGCGTCCTCGTAACGTTGACCCGCATCTCGGTGCAGTTTGCCGACGACGACCGCGCCGCGCTGTCGCTCGCGGCCGTCCGGGACGAGGTGGCGCGCTGGGTGTGCGGCGTGCCGTTCGAAGAGGTCGCGACCGACAAGGACGGGCGACCGAAGCTCGACCAGCGGGGCCGCGCCATCATGCGGGCGCCGCGCGCGCCCGATGGTCCAGGTGACGAGCTGCGGTGGCGGTACCGACAGCAGAAGACGAAGCGCCGCATCCCCGCACTGAAGTGGGGGCGGCCCGAAGTGGACAAACGCGGCCGTGTCCGGATGCGGGGCTACACGGCCGCCATGATCGAAATCGAGGCACAGCAGTGACGAAGCGAAAGACGAAGCAGGGCAGCAACGGGGCGGCGAGCAACATGGAGGCCGACCTGGCGGCGTACGAGAGCGGCGTGGCGGTCGACGAGAGCGTTGACGGGCTTGATGTCGCGCCGGACGACGACACCGCCACCGAACCCGACACCCACACCAACACGTTTCGGCAGCTGCTGCCGGTGCCGCTCACGCAAGAGCAGATGCGGGAGCGGGCTGACGAGCTCGTGGAGCTGCACGAGAAAAAGCGCGAGGTCGAGGAGGCTTCGAAGGCGTCAGCGAAGCGGTATCGCGACACCAAGGCGGCGCTCGAGCTGGAGCTCGACGCGGCCGTGGCGCAGCTGCGGGACGGGACCGAGATGCGGACGATCGAGTGCAGGCAGGACAAGGACTTCGCCCGCAACACCATCACGATCACGCGGCTCGACACCAACGAGGTCGTCGACGAGCGCGCCATGACGGGCGCAGATCGCCAGCTCGAGATCGACATGCCGGGCGAGGCTCCCGGCGACGGACTCAAGACCTTCAAGCTGCACTGGCACAGCAGCGGCGCCAGCCTGAAAGAGGGCTCGACGATGCCGCACATGCGGGACGAGACGATCGGCGGCTGGTCGTACGTCGCTGCCGTGCGGGCCGCGGACGCCGAGGCCGCGAAAGACCTGGTGTTGGCCGAGCACGACGACACGGGCGACGCCTTCGAGTGGCAGAGCACCATCGAGGTGCAGGTGCCGCTCGCCGACGTCAAGGCGGCGTGCGACGAGATCGGAGGGCTCAACGACGAGACCGGTATGGTGTGGCCGTGGCCCGAGGTCGGGGCGCTCGATGGCGTCGACGAGCTGGCGTTGATGCGCGACCGCGCCGACGCGAGCGCCGAGGGCGTGGGCGAGCCGAGCGAGGGCGACGTGGTGCAGACCAGCAGCGCCGAGGTGCGGCGCAAGCGGGCGCGGGCGCGGCGCAGCAAGCAAGCGGAGGCGACGTGACCTGCACCGCATGCGGACATGAGCACGCGAGCGCCGCGCTCGGCGGCGAGACGCCATGACACCGAAGCAACGGGGAGACGTGGTGAGGTACCTGCGGGCATTCCGCGAGCCGGCACTGTGGTCAGCGGCCTGCACTGCTGTCGCGGACTACCTTGAAGCGCACGTCGACCTCTGCCCCGACTGCGGAGAGCCAGCGCCGTGCGGGGCTGCCGACTGCGAGCTGGACCGCAAGGCGCGAGAGACGCTGGAGCGGTTCGGGGCCGACTACGCGGCCGAAGGGGTGGGTGACGGCTGTGGCCATTCCTACTTCAGCGAAGACGAACTCGACGCGGTTGTGCACGCCGTCGGGCGCCTGTTCCGCCCGGTGCCGCGGCCGGAGGTGGAGTGATGGGCATCTGGCGCTTCGGTGAGGAGGCGAGACGTGCCATGGCAGAGCGCGACGACCTACGCGCCACCCTGCGCGCCCTCGTCGACATGCACAGCGCTGCCGCACAGGCCGCGGCGCGCGAGCTCGGCTGGTACGACGTCGCGGCCTTCATCGCGCGGCGGCATCCTGAGTTGGCGCCGTCACGTCAGAACGCGCGGGATGATCTCGACGAGAAGCGCGATCGTAGCCAACACGATGATGCAAACCGCGAGGAGCCGATGCGATGAGGGGGAGACGCTGTCGGGCCGCTGGGTGCAGAAAGCGGCTACCGGCCAAGTGGCAGGCCACCGAGATTGTCGTCCGCGTCTTGCTGTGCCGTGCGCACCGGGCGGACCACGCCCTCGGATGCCTACAGCTGAAGCCGAACTCGCCGCCTAGCGACGGCGACGCGTACGCGTACGCGCGAGGGATCCGCGACGGCCGCCGCGCGCTACTCTGCGAGCTGATGCCGGTGCTGCGATACTTGGCCGACGACGACAATTGGGTGAGTCCCGCGGGCCCGCTTAGGGCGGTCTGGAGGCTCCTGCCGGATGATGTGCGGGCGGCGCTGGAGGTGAAGCCGTGACGCGCTTCCGACGGCTCACCGATGACCCACCCGCCTTCGCGGGCGCCGTGCAGAAGATGATCCGTGAGAGCTTGGCCGACGAGCTCGAGCGTCAGCGGGGCGTGTGCCCAGCCGGCGGTGAGCACGAGGTCGGCGGGTACGTCTTGGCGGCGGCCGCGTACCCGCGCATCTCGCATCGCAAGCCCGTGGACGGCGACGCGCTCGATGACTTCCCGCGGTGTAACCTCTGCGTCTGCGCCAAGTGCGCCGCCGTCTTCGTGGGGCCGGCATGACGGCCTTGGAGGAGCTGCAGCTCGCGCTTGCCCGCTCGACGCTCGCCCACCAAGAGCGGATGCAGGCCGAGCTGCTGCGCCGGGCCACCGCCGAAGCCGACACCGCCGAGCTGGTGCGCGAGAACGTCCGTAGGACGATCGCGCAGCAGTGGGGCGCCGCGGCGTTGGAGCCAAGGAACTGATGCGACTGACGGAAGACCAAGAGGCTGACCTGCGCGACTTCTTCTGCGGGCACTTGGCGCAAGCCGGCGGCGTACGGTCGACGTTCGGGGCCGCGCTCGAGCGCGCACGGCTCCGCATGGCAGCGCCGACGGCGTCGGAGGGGTCATGCGACAACCACGCCGCGATCCTGTCCGCGATGGCGCGCCACGATCGCGTGCAGGCGTGCCTGATGCGGCTGTGCCGGACCGCAAACAGCCGGCTGCCGGCGCAGGTGCTGTCGATCGTGTACTCGTCCATCCGAGCCGAGTCGGTGTTGGGGCTGGTGGGCGTCTTCGGCACCCGCGAAGTGGCGGCCGTAGCGGTGCAGCTCGTCCAGGTTGAAGCCCCGGGCGAGTCGCAGTCGCAGGTCCTGATCGACCTGCGCGACAGTGCGCGGGCGGCCGAGAAGCGGCGCCGGGCGGCGAAGCAGGACGAGCCCACGTCGTGGGAGCGCGAGATCGAAGATCGACGCGTTGCCGCCAAGGTGGCGATCCGTCGAGCGAAGGACGGCTACGCGGTGGCGCTACGGGAGCAGATCGCGGTGGAGCGGGCCGACCGCACGGCACAGCGGCAGGCGCGCAGCGACGCGCTCGCGGACCGGTGGGCGGAGCGCGACAAGCCGAAGGACCCAGCGTTTGCTGAGCGCGCGCGACAGTGGCTCGCTGACCGAGGGATCGAGGTGACGTGATGGCGGCAGAGGTTTTGACGATGCGGCAGGCAGCAACCTACCTGCGCATGTGCGGACCGAAGGACGATCCGCGGACCCAGGGCAACGCGGCGCGTCGGCTTCGCCGGATGCTCGAGCGCATCGAGCGCAAGGGTGGTCGTCGGTACCTGACGGCGGTCGGGGGCGATCGTCAAGGCACGCGGTACCGCATCACGCGACAGGCCCTTCGTGCATGCCTCCCCGGTTTTTTCGGTCCGCCCGACGAGCGTGAGCGTGCGATTTCTCAGATGGTGCGCTCGATCCGGGCCGAACTGACCGAGATGTCAGACAGAATCGACGAGGTGTCGGAGGTCGCCAATCTCGCTTTTGATGGCGTCAAGGCGCTCGGTCGCTGATGTAGGAGTGACGGAGAGTGACCGAGAGTCGCCACCCCCTGCCCTATTTGGTTGTAGACCGCGACGGCGAGGACCAACCCAGGCCCGCGGACGCAAGGACGAGGACCCGTGGCCGCATCCAAGCCGACTGCACCCAAGCCCCGGAAGCGGGCACGACCTGGCGCCAAGCGGACTTCGGCGCCGCTCGACAACGAGAAGGCGGGGATGCTACTCGGCTACGCGGCCGTCTTCGGAGACGTGAAGGCCTCCGACGCGTTCTCGTGCGCCGTCAGGACGATTCAGCGATATCGGCAGAAGGCCCTGCGGGACGCTGCTCTGGCCAGCATCGTCGTGCAGGAAAAAGCACGGCTCCTCGAGGGCACCCGCGACGAGCTCATCACCACCGTGATCGTTGGCGCGCGCCGGATGCGCGAACTGATGGCCGTCGAGACGGACCTGCACAAGCTGGCGGGCGCCGTGAAGCTGGCGGGCGACTTGGTGACGCAGCGGGAGTTCCTGGGTGTCGGCGCTAAGCATCCTCACCCGAATCCAGCAGCTTCAGCGCCTCAAGCGCCTGAAGGACCAGCTGGCGGTATCGCGAGCAACGGGGCAGGAGCCAACGGCAGCAACGGCGCCCACCCGCCCGTTCACTGACCTGAGCCTGCTCGACCTCGTCCCCGCGCTGACGCCACGATGGGAGCGACCCGAGCACCTCGCCCCCATCGCGACAGCATGCGAGGAGGCGCTTCACCGAGAGGTGCGGCTCCTGTTCAGCGTGCCGGTCCAGCATGGCAAGACGGAAATCGTCAAGGCGCTGATCGTCTGGGCGATGCTCCGCATGCCGGAGCGGCGCCACGCCTACGCGACCTACGAGAGCAGCCGCGCCTACCGGGTCTCCAACTCGATCAAGGCGCTAGCCAGCCGGGCCGGCATCACGACGGCGGGCTCGCGGGCCTTCTGGCAGAACGAGCACGGCGGCAGCCTGGTCGCCACCGGAATAGGCGGGCCCCTCACCGGTGAGCCGATCGACGGGCTGCTCGTCATCGACGACCCGCACAAGAACAGGCGCGAAGCCGAGAGCGCGGTCCGGCGCCGTGATGTGGACGACTGGTACCGGTCGACGGCGGAGACGCGCACGCATCCGGGCGCGTCCGTCATCGGCGTACACAGCCGGTGGCACCCCGAGGATTACATCGGGATGCGGCTCGTCGAAGGCGGCGAGTGGAGCTACCTGAACCTGCCCGCCATCAACGATGGGTCGGACACGAGGCGCCCACTGGGGGCGGCCCTTTGGGCGAGCGCCAGGCCGCTCGAGTGGCTCGAGAAGAAGCGGGTTCGGCTCGGCGAGTACGACTGGGAGTCGCTCTTCCAGGGCCGGCCACGACCGCGCGGGTCCTCGGTCTTCGACGGCGACGTCCACTTCTACGACGAGCCACCACGATTCGGCTACAGGATCGGCATCGGGGCCGACCTCGCCTACAGCGCCAAGAAGACCTCCGACTGGTCGGTCCTGATCGTGCTCGCGGCGTGCGTGGTCGACGGCAAACCCCGCTACTATGTCCTTGACCTCATCCGCCTGCAGGGACCGACGGCCGCGTTCGTCAACCAGACGCGCCGCATTGCGGCCCGGTGGCCGGGCATCATCTGGAACTGGCGCACGGGCGGACAAGAGAGCGAGATCGCCACGCTGCTGCGCGGCGAGCCCCACAACCTGCCGCTCTTCGACGAGCACGCCGGCACCGACAAGTTCATCAACGCGCAGCCTGTCGCGGGCGCCTGGAACCGCGGCGAGATATGGCTGCCGAGCGACAAGGCTCGGCGCCACCTCGACGCCGACATCAGCTGGGTTGAGCCGCTCATCAGCGAGGTGAAAGGCTTCACGGGACTCGGCGACACCTACGACGACCAGGTCGACGCTCTCGGTACCGCCTACGACGCGGCCGAGCTCGGCGGTGGATCCTCGCTCGAGATCATCCACCCAGCTCACCACTGAGCGCCGCTACTGAGCGACACCCCCCCCGATGGCCGACGAACCCCCCAGCGGCAAGGCGTACCTCCAGCCGAGCGTCCGCACGCAAACGACGTGGACGCCCTCGCTGTTGCGATCGGCGCTTGCGTCGGCCGACAGCGGGAACCTGCGCCTCGTCGCCGATCTGTGCGACTGGATCTTGGGCGACGACCGCGTCCGGTCGTGCTTCGAGAGCCGCATCAACGGGCTGCTCGGCATCGACGACATCGACTTCGAGACCAAGCTGCCGACGCGCCGCCGCAAGAGCCGCCAGCCGCAGCGCCGCAGCCCCATCGTAAAGGCCCTCGACGGCGAAGGCGACGCCGACTTCTGGCACGTGTGGCCCGAGGACGAGGCGTTTCAGATTCTGCAGTGGGCGCGCCTGCTCGGCGTCGTTCCCGTGAACCTCAACTGGCCGACCAGCGCCGATCAGGACACGGGGCGCCTCGTTCCCAGCTGCCGCCACTGGCACCCGCGCGGACTCACGCACGACTTCCAGAGTCGTCGCTGGCTCGTCAAGACGGGAACGTGGGGCGGCGACGTTGTCGAGATCGACCCAGACTCGCACGACTGGTTGCTGTACACGCCCTACGGTCGCTTCCGTCCATGGGCCCATGGTCTGTGGCGCGGGCTTTCGGGCTGGGTGCTGCTGAAGAGCTTCGCCCGGGACGACTGGAGCCGCGCCTCTGAAACGGCCGCGCGACTCGTCGCGAAGTCGGCGAAGTCGAACAAGGACCAGCGCAAGGAGCTCGGCGACTCGCTCTACTCGATGGGCCGCGCCGGCGTCATCATCCTGCCCGACGGCTTCGACCTCGACCTCATCGCCACGCCGGCCGACACGCACAGCCTCTACGAGAAGCAGATCGAGATGGCGAACAACGCCATCACGATCAACATCAAGGGCCAGAACCTCACCACCGAGGTGAAGGGCGGCAGCTTCGCGGCTGCCAAGCAGCACGGCAGCGGCGAGAACGATCAGCTCGAGTCCGACGCGCAGAGCGAGGCCACGTTCCTGCACGACGGACCGCTCGCCCGCTACGCCGAGATCAACTTCGGTCGCGCCGCGCTGGCGCCATGGCCGGTCCGCAACACCGAGCCCGAAGAGGACAAGGCGACGGGCGCGAAGGTGTTCGTCGACCTCGCCACCGCGGCCGCTGCGTTCCGCGAGCTCGGTCGCCCACTCGACTACGACGCGCTCGGCGAGCGCTTCAACATCCCGTTCGGCGAACCCGAGGAGCCGCCGGCGCCCCCGCCCGGCACGCCACCACCGTCGCCCGCGCCACCCCAGCAAGCAAAGGCGCTGCTGCCTGAGCCGGCCCTCGCCCTGTCGGGGTTCGTCGAGGGACAGACCTACGTCGATGCGGTTGTTGACCATGGCACGAAGCGCGGCCAGGCCGAGCTACAGCCCGGCGTCGATGAGCTGCTGGCGTTCGTGGACGGCCTCGACAGCCTCGACGACGCACGCCGCAAGGTCATGGAGTTCTACCGCGATGCCCTGCCGCCGGAGCAGCTTGCCGACGTCGCCATGAAGGTGTTCCTGCTCGGCGAGCTCGCCGGTCACCTGGCTGTGCGGAAGGACGCGCCCGAAGTCGCGCGCGAGGAAGAGTAGATGGCAGCATACCAAAGCCTCGACATCTCGGTGCCGACCAGCACCACGGGCGGCCCCGAAGAGGACGGCATCGGCGCCGCTGTGGCGGTCCACAACCTGTGCGACAAGTGGCTGGTCGTCACCGGCTTCTCGACCGACGAGGTGGACTTTCAGATCAGCCTCGACGAGGGCGCAACCTACGTGACGCCCACCGATCTCGACGGCCTCGCGGCCGACACCGCCGTCCCGATCGAGATCCCATTCGCGGCGACGCACATCCGGGCCGTTTGCGTCAGCGGCACGCCCGACATGGTGGCGACGGTGCGCGGCATGCAACTGTCGCATACGCCACCGCTCATTTGACATGACCTGGACGGCAACGGCCGACCCGGCCCGCTTCGATGAGGCGGTGGAGTGGTTCCGACAGAGGCTTCCCCTCACCGACGACATCATCGAGAAGCTCGGCGAGATGGTGCGGCTGCGCGCGTTCCGGATCGCCGGCGTCGCGCAGCTCGACGTCGTCCAAGCCATCTACGACATCCTGCTCGAGCTGCTCAACAGCGGCGGGTCGCTCGGCGACTTCAAGGCGCGCGCACGCGAGAAGCTCGAGCGCGAGTGGGGCCGCAGCGACTCGTTCCGGGTCGAGACCATCTACCGCAACGCCGCGCAGCACGCCTACAACGCCGGCCGCTGGCGGCAGCAGCAGCACCCGGCGATCCGACGACACCGGCCCTACAAAATGTTCGACGCGGTGCTGGACGGTCGCGAGACCGACATCTGCCGCAAGCGCAACAAGACGGTGCTGCCGGCCGACCATCCGTGGTGGGAGACCAACACGCCGCAGCTGCACCACCGGTGCCGATCGGCGACCCGGATGTTGACGCCACGGCAAGCTGAGGCGCGCGGCATCGCAACAGAGGCCGACCTGAGAGAACTCCCCGGCGCAGGAGACGGCTTCGGCGCCATCCCGCGCGAGGACGACTGGGAGCCCGACGCCTCGAAGTACTCGCCCGAGCTGTGGGCCCAATTCGCCGACAAGCAGGAGCAGATGAGCCGATGAGCAAACAACACGAGCTCAACCTCGCCATCCGCGCGATGGACGACGGCAGCGCGGAACTCGACATCTTCGATGCGATCGGGCGCTACTTCTGGGGCATCGCGGCGAGCGACGTAGCTGGCTTGCTGCGGCGCTTCAAGGGCAAGGCCGTCAAGGTGCGGATCAACTCGCCAGGCGGCGTCGCCTCCGAGGGCGCCGCCATCTACAACCTGCTCGCCATGCACGACGGGCCGGTTGCGGTCGACGTGGTTGGCATGGCTGCGAGCGCAGCGTCCGTGATCGCGATGGCGGGCAAGCCGCTGCGGGTTGCTGAGAACTCGCTCCTGATGGTCCACGATGCGTGGAACGAGGTGGCCGGCAACGCCGCCGAGCTGCGCAAGATGGCCGACGCGCTCGACAAGGACAGCGACGCGCTCAGCAAGACGTACGCGCGCCGCACCGGCAAGACGGCCGAAGAGATGCGGGACTTGATGAAGGCCGAGACCTGGATGACGGCCGACGAGGCGATCGAGGCGGGGTTCGCCGACGAGACGATCGAGGCCTCGCCAGCCGCCTCGGTGGCGCTCCGCTCCGACCACATGTCGATCTTCAAGCGCGGCATCCCGGCCGCTGCTCGCGCGCTGGTCGCCATCACGGACGGCAGCAAGGCTGTCGTCGACGCGGCCGGCAACGTGACGGCGCTCAAGCACCCGGCCCGCGACATGCGGGCGCTCGCATCAGACGTGTCCTTCGAGGAGGTGCGGAATGCGCTGCAGGCGGCGCTCCGAGCACGCTTCGAAGATCGCGACGCCAACCTGTGGGTGTGGGTCTGCGACGTCTACGACGACAACGTCGTCTACGAATTCGAGGGCGCGTCGTATCGACTCGAGTACAGCTACGACGAGTCGAGCGGCAAGGCGACGCTGGTTGGCGATCCCAAGCGGGTGCGCCGACACTGGGAGGATCTCGAGGCGAGCGCGTCAGCGAAGTCGCTCGGACGTGGCGCCATCGCGATCGCCATGGTCGCCGCCGACCACCAGGCCAACGGAAAGAAACCACCGGACGGATCCGGTGCAGCGCCAGCCGCCGCGCCAGCGCCAACCTCCTCACCTCACCAACCCGCCAGCGGCGGCAACACCGCGGAGACTGAAATGCCACTCAGCAAGATCATCAAGGCCCTGAACCTGTCCGACGACGCGAGCGAGGACCAGGTCCTCAAGGCGATCACCAAGCTCACGGGCGACGCCAAGATGGCGACCGAGCTCGAGGCCATCACGGGCCGCAAGGGCAGCGAAGCGCTCGGCGCAGCGCGGTCGTGGAAGACCACCGCCGAGAGCCACGCGCAGCTCGCCGACCAGGTCGCCGAGCTGCGCGCCAACACGCAGCGGCGCGACTTCGACGCCGCGATCGCGGAGGCCACCAAGGACAAGAAGATCACGCCCGCCCAGGCCAAGCACTGGGGCGAGCGCTTCGGCAGCGCGGTCGCGAAGGGCGACGGCGAGGACCTCGTCAACGAGCTGCGCGGCTACGTCGCCGTGTCGCCCCGCCTGCTGAGCCCGAGCTTCACGCAGCCGGGCGGCGGTGGCGGCGACGTCTCGGCGCTCACCCACGCCGGCAAGCAGTACCACGAGCTCGCCCCCGTCGAGCGCCACGCGCTCAAGCGCGACAACCCGGAGCTCTTCGCCGCCATGCAGCAGAGCGCGACCGAGCAGGGTCTCGTCTGAGCACGAGCTGACCCAACCCGCCAACCCAGACCCGACCCAGCTTCAAAGGAAGAACCATCATGGCACAGACCATTCAGAGCGACATGCTCGACCCACAGATCCTCGTCGAGGCCGTGCGCGGCCGCTTCAAGCAGAAGACCGCCTTCATGGGCTCGATCCTGGCGGCGCAGGGCGCGGTCCGGATCAGCGGCAGCATGCCGAAGGGCGGGCCCGGCGCAGTCGGCAAGACGGTCGAGATCCCGTACTTCGGGACCATCGGCGAGTTCGTGAACAATGCTGACGGATCGAGCGTTACGCCGAGCAAGATTGCTCAGCAGACCGAGACCGCCACCGTCGCGCGCCAGTCGCTCGCTGGTGAGATCAGCGCGTGGGCGCAGGGGATCGGTCAAGTCGACCCCGCCATCGGCGATCCATACCAGGAGAGCGCCGACCAGATCATGGTCGCCGGCACCCGCGCCATGGACAAGCTCATCATCGCGGAGTTCGCGACCACGCCGCTCGTGCTCGACATCTACAGCGCGACGACGCCGGGCTTCCTGAGCTGGGACACCATGATCGACGCCAAGACGCTGTGGGGCGACGAGCAAGACGCCATCGTGGGCGCCGTGGCACACAGCCAGGCCCAGGCCGACATGGCGAAGCTGAAGGACAGCGCGGGTCGCCCGCTCTTGCTCCTCAACCAGACGCTCGGGAACGAGTCGGTTGACCGCTTCGGCGGCGTTCCGCTCGTCACCAGCGACCGCGCGCCCCTCACCGGATCGACGATGGGCACCGTGACGTCCGCCGGCACCTCGCCGCCTGTCGCGACGCTCGTGGTCGACGACGCGACCAAGATGGGTCCGTGGAAGCTCAGCATCGACTGCGTCGTAGGTGGCGCCCACGAGACCGCCACCTACCGGTTCTCGACCGACGGCGGCAACACGTGGTCGGCCAACCTGACCACGCTCGGCGTCGGCGTCGCTCAGGCGCTCGTCGACACGGCCGTCGACTCGCTGGTCGGCAACAACGGCCAGACCGGCCTCACGGTGGCGTTCGCGGCCGGCACCTTCAACGCGGACAACACGTGGAAGGCTCAAGCCAACCTCAAGGTGTCGACCCTGATCTGCCAGCAAGATGCGGGCGCGTTCTGGTACAACTCGTCCCGCTTCGGCATGAAGTCGGACGTCGACATCCTGGCCGACACCGACGTCATCGCGATGCACCTCTACCACGCGACGAAGCTGTACCGGCGTCGCCGCGGTGGTAGCCGGCCCGGCGTCGTCGCCATCAAGCACAACGTCAAGGGCTACGTCGGGACGGTGACGTTCTGATGCTGACCGCACGACGCATGCAGGAGCACCGGAAGCGGGAGGCCGCCGGTCTTCCGGTGCCGGCTGCCGCGCCCCCCGCCATGGTGCCGCGCCACGTCGTCGAGCAGCAGCTCGCCGAACAACGCAAGGCGCACGCGGCAGAGCTGGCGGAGGCGCGCGAGCGCATCGCCGAGCTCGAGGCCGACATCGAGGCGCTGAGCGATCCGCAGAGCGAGCCGGAGCCCATCATCCTCACCGACGAGGAGCGGGACGCCGTCGAGGAACTCGTCAAGCAAAACAAGGCCGAGCTCGTGGAGATGGCCGAGGGGATCGGCGTGGAGATCGCCGGGACCAAGGTCGAGATCGCCACCGCGATCGTGCTCCACGAGCGCGACGGTGGCTGACATCAAGCGGCCGCGTCGCTTCTACCTCCACCGGCGACTCGAGGCCGAGCAACGGGGCGAGGACGGGCAAGTCTGGCAGGCCAAGCAAGAGGCTCAGCCGGGCGCCGCCCTCGCCGCAACGTTTCCACACCGCGCAGCCCTGGTGGCGTGCGGCTACACCACCACCGAAGACCTGGACGGCGCCGACGAGGCAGAGCTCGTGCGCGCCGGCCTGACGCGCCCTCAGGCGCTCGCCATCATTGCAGCGCTCTGACGCGCTCAGCACCAGCACGAGGATCCCATGGGCTACCACGACGACAACGGCGTCTACCGCGACCTGTCCGAGAGCTTCGGACTCACGGTCGCGAAACTGAAGACCATCGACGTGTCGGATCATCAGCAGGGCGAGCGCGTCCAGCTGGCCGACCCGCGCAACAGCAACTTCTACTACTACGACGCGACCAGCGAGCTGGCGGGCGACGACCTCATCGTCATCGCGCCGGCCGAGGGCCCAGGCCGCTACTTGCTGGCGCCCGGCTACGACTTCGACCTGGCGTTGCCGATCGCCTTCGGGGACGCTGACGCGGCCGCGCTCGTCACCACGCCCGACACTGCCTTCCTGGCGCGCCTCGGGCGGTCGTACTGGGAAGTCACGGCCGACTGGACGGGCGGCTCGTCGAGCACGATCGGCATCTCGACCGACACCGCACCCGACGACACGCAGGGCGATCTGCTGGGCGGCGCGGCCGGCGACGTCGCGGCGACGCTCGTGGCAGCGGGCGGCAACCTGCTCGGGACCATCGGCGCCAAAGTCGCGGGCGGCATTCTGCTCAAGGGCGACGTGGTGGTGCGGTACGACGAGATCACCTCGGCCTTCACGGCCGGCGCTGGGTTCGCCCACCTCGTCGGCACGATGATCCGCAACCCTGGCGCCTGATCGATGAGCAACCCGCTCTCGGTCGCGCTGCTGGCCTCCACAACGGCCAGCAGCGGTGCTGCGGGCGTCGGCATCGACACCTCGCTCGATGCCGACGCCGAGCCCGACCAGTACCGTCGCAGCGCCATCGAGCTGCAGCTGCAGGTGACGGCCGCGAGCGGGACGGACCCGACGCTCGACGTCTACCTCGACACGAGCCCCAACGATGGCGAGCCGTGGGTGCAGGCTGCCGCCTTCGCGCAGCAGAACGCCCAGGGCCTGGTGGCGCTGCGGGTCGCGGGTCTTCAACGGTACGTGCGCGCCCGGTACGGGATCGGTGGCGGCACGCCCTCGTTCACGTTTGCGCTGAGTGGCGTTTCGCACTTCTGCTTCGCGACACCGAACGACATGATCGTCCCGGCCGACGCCCTCACGTTGGTGACGGGCGACCAGATCGCCAAGCACCTCCTGATGGCGCACGGCAAGGTGCTCAGCTACGTGCGCGCCGCCCATGAGGGCAACATCGTCGCGTGGGGGCACGACCTGCGGGACGCCGAGGCCACGATCGCCACCAAGCATTTGCTCGACGAGATCGGGTGGCGGCCCGGTGAGTTCGACCAGCAGCTCGTCACCCGCTACGTCTACCTGCTCGGCAACCCCGACCAGCCAGGAGCGCGCGGGTGGCTCGACATGGTGAAGAGCGGCGACGTCTTTCCCGAAGGTCTCGTCGACGAAACGCCCGAGACGCACGAGGGCGGCGGGTACGTGATCTCCGCACCCCAACGCGGGTTCTGACATGGGCGCAACCTTCACCGCTTCCGACGCAGACCTCGAGCAGCTCGAGCGCGCCCTCGGCAGCTCCATGGCGCTGCTGGCGGACGTGTCGGCCAACCTCGCCGAGGAATCGATCAACCTCGTCCGCGAAGGCTTCGAAGCGACGCGTTCGCCGGCCGGCGTGGTGTGGCAGGCGACGAAGCGCGGCAACAAGGCGCTGCACGGCCCGAGCGGCGCACTGCGGACGAGCTGGAACGTGAGGCACTCTGGGCCCCGCGGCTTCTCGATCGCGGCAGGCGTCGCGTATGCCGCGATCCACCAAGGCGGCGCACCCCGAGCCGGCATCGTGGCGAGGCCCATGGTGCCGGCAGACGACGACGTCCCACCGGTCTGGCGTGATCGATTCGACGAGGTCACGGACGACATCATCGAAGCCCGCCTGCGATGACGACGAAGCTCAGCACCATCGCCGCTTCGGTGCACGCCGAGCTCGACATCATCCGGGGCGACACCGTGCAGCATCGGGTCGGCGCACAGTTCATCACCACCGGGAGCTCGCCGCCCCTTGTCGTTTGGGTTCGGTCGCCGAAGGTCAACCACCTCGCCGGCGGGCTCCACCACGGACCGCAGACGCTGGCGACCGCGGACGCCGACGGCGACCCCTACAAGGAAAAGCAGATCGCGACGCGTCGCCACGTCGTGACGGTTCACCTCTGGGAGTCGACCGAGGAGCTGGCCGAAGACCTCGTGCTCGACTTCATGAAGGCCATTCACCGACGGCTCGAAGGATCATTCCAATTCCTCGGTGAAACGTGGCCGAAGCAGGACCAGCACGAGTGGCTGGCGCGCGGCGAACCCGTGAAGCTGACCCTCTCTGTCGACACCCCGGTTCCGGGCTCACGGCAGCCCACCGTAACGGTCGAGGGCCAAGAGCCCGACGACAACCAGATCGTGGACAACCTATGAGCACCAAGCACCCCAGCGCCAACGACACGCCGCCCCCGGCGCCACCGCCCGCCTCGGCCAAGAAGACGTCGAAGCGTGCAACCAAGACCGGCACGCGCCCGATCGACGAACTCGCCCGCGCCAGCGGCCGCACCATGGTGCTGACCACGACGCTGAGCCGAACCCTCAACCCGAAGCTGGTCTACACGGCCGACCACGCCGCTGCGGCAGCGCTGCATGGCTGGGACGCGCACCGCCACCACTTCGGTGAGCACCTCTACTTGACGGCCCGCGACTACGAGGCCGCCATCGTGGCCGCCACGACCACGCCCGAGGGCGAGCGCGAGCCCGTGCCGCACCGGGCGGCGCTCTCGCCGCGCTGTCCCCACCGGTTCGACGCCGCGCTCTGCGAGCGCGTCTGGCGCGCCCGCAGCGCGAGCTGACGGTCACCAACTGCCCTGCATTCAACCCCGACGGAGCCTACATGCCGACTCAGATCTTCAACATCCGCAACGACGGCGTTGGCCAAGCCGAGAGCAGCGACGACCTGGTGCCGGTGTACCTCGGGATCGCCTCGGCCGGCGACATCAACGTCATGAAGAGCGGCCGCGATCCGGCCGTCATCCGGGACGATGTCGGGCAGGGACCGCTCAGCGAGGACGCCGGCTATCACAGTAAGGTCGCCGGGACCGCGAAGTACATGGTCCTGACGCCGACCGTTGTCGGCGCCGTCGGTGCCACGACGACGGCCCGCATCGGATCCAGCACCGGCACGCTCGCCGGATCCGTCACGCCCGCGACGGCCCTGAGCGCGCTGCAGATCGACGACCCGGCCGGGACACCCGGCTTCGTCGACGAGACCGCCGACGCAGCCTCCGCCACTGCGGCCGATGTCGATCCGTGGCCCGCCACCGAGGCGGTGGGGGATCAGTTTGCCCTCGGCTACTCGACGGTCTTCAACAAGATCAACGTCACGATCTCGACCGCCGGCGCCGGCGGCACGCTGGCGGTCAAGTACTGGGACGGCACGGACTGGACCGAGGTCGCCGGTCTGTCGGACGCGTCGACGGGCCTCACGGCAGGGACGTCCACGTACGCCATCACGTTCACGATGCCGACCGACTGGGTGAAGCGGTCGCTCAACAGCGGACCCGCCTACTACTACCTCGTGCTCGAGGTGGCGGGCTCGTACTCGACCAACCCCGTCATCTCGCAGGTGACGATCGATCGCCAGGGGCCGTGGGACGAGTACGACGTGCAGGTGGAGATCACCAAGACGGGTACGCTCGGCGCGGGCGAGTTCCGGTACAGCCTCGACGGCGGAACGTCGTGGACGCCTGACCTCGTCATCCCGAGCGGCGGCACGTACGCGGTGCAGAACGCCGGCCTCACGTTCACGTTCACGGCGGGCGGGGGCCCGGTGTACTTCCAGGACGGCGACCTGTTCTCGTTCACGTGCGACCCGCCCTACTTCGACACCACCAGCCTCACGGCAGCGGTGGCGGCCCTGAAGGTCAGCGGCCAGACGTGGGACTACATGGTGTTCAGCGGCAAGGCCGCATCCGCCAGCGCCGCCGCCACCCTCGCGTCGGCCCTCAACACGCACTGCCTCGACCTGCAGAACAACTTCAAGTTCGGCACCGGTGCCATCTTCGACTTCGGCAGCGCCGGCACCGCCGCGCTCGCCAACACGTCGGCGGCGGCGATCGAGACCGACTTCTTGCTGCTGCCCTACGGTCGCGCCCGCATCGACTCGGCCAAGCCGATGCCGGGCTGGACGGCGCCGATGCGATCTGCCGTCGCCCTTTACGGCGCGCAGGCGGCTCGCGTCACGCTCAGCGGCGATCTGAAGCGCGTCGTCCGCGGCGCCCTCCCGGGCGTGAGCGCCATCGAGCACGACGAGGAGCTGGCGGCCGTGAAGGTCGACGGGTCGCGGCTGTCGACGCTCCGCACGTGGGACGGCCGAGCCGGCGTCTACATCTTCCAGGCCCGCATCAAGAGCGCGATCGAGAGCGACTTCCGGCTGTGGCCACACCGTCAGGTCATGAACCGCGCCGCCCGGACCATCTACCTCAACGCGCAAACGTTCATCGGCCGCAACCCGCGCGTGAACGTAGACGCCAGCATCGACGCCGGTGAGGTCGGCGCGCCCGGCACGCTGTACGAGCCCGACGCGCAGAACCTCGAGGCGCCCGTGCAGCGCGCGCTGCGGCAACAGCTCACGGTGCCGGCCAACGCGGACGGCAATCCCGGCCATGTCTCCGACCAGGCCTACAACCTCGATCGCACCTACGACAGCAAGACCAACCGCAAGACGAAGGGCGTCTTCCGCATGGTCTCGCTCGCCTACATCGACGACGCCGAGCACGAGCTCGCCTTCGCGGTCGCGGTCTGACGCTCTCCACCACCATCGGCGCACGGACGCGCCACCGACTGAGGTAACGACATGGGCGAGCAGTACCCGAACGCCGACGGATACGAGGTATCCTTCAACAGCATCGAGCTGCGCTGGCGCGAGAAGACCTACACGGGCTTCAAGGCGCTCAAGTACAAGCACGGCAAGGACAGCGGCTTCGCCGAGGGTTCGCCGGACGAGCCCCTCGGCCACACGCGCGGCACCTACAAGGGCGTCGAGGGATCCATCATGGTGTTGCGCCGAACGTTCGACGCGATGGTGGCGGACATCGGACCCGGCTACCTCGATGCCGTGTTCGAGATCCGCGCCACGATGGCGGAGGGCACCGACACCCGGACCGACATCATCCGGAGCGTGAAGATCTTGGAGGAGAGCTTCGGCGGCGAGCGCGGGCCCGATCCGCTCTACGTCGAGCGGACCTTCAAGGGCCTGAAGCTGTTGCCCAACGGCGTCGAGCCCCTTTCCGTTCCCCTGCAGTGAGGTGACGCATGGACGAGCACAACGAAGACGCGCCCAAGGCGGCGCCCAAGCGCGACCTGACCGACGAAGAGCGCCACGACGCCGTCATGGCGGACATGCGGGCCCGGCACGGCCGGCGCATCATCGGGTACTTCGACGAGGACCTCGGGTCGATCGTGTACCGGTCGCCGAAGCGCGACGCCATGCAGCGCTTCGTCAGCGAGTCGCAAGACGACAACCTCGACAAGCACGTCGTGATGGAGACGCTCCTGATGGCGTGCGGCATCCACCCCGACAAGTCGCAGCTGCGAGCCATTTTCGACGAGCTGCCGGGCCACGTGTCGGAGGCGGCCCGCGACGTGATCGCGCTCGGCCGCACCGATAGCCGGGGTCGCCGGGGAAAATAGTCGCCGCCGTTTGGGCTGCGTTCGCCGACGCAGGGAGCGGCGCGGCTGCCCTGGCGGCGGCGATCGACGATCAGCGCGACCCCGATGGCGAGCGCACGCCCGAACACTGGGCCGCCCTGATGCTCGTAGCCGAGGGCCTGCAGGGCCTCGCGGCCGTGAAGGCGTTCCTGAAGAAGTGACCGATGGCGACCTACGACGTAAAACTCAACGACGAGTGGAGCTCGGCTGCCGATGACGTCCTGAGTTCTATCCGCGAGATGAAGGCGGGCTTCACGTCGCTCGCGGGACCCGTCAAAGAGGTGGGGGCCGCGCTCGACGGCGCGGGAACGCGCGTCAACGCTGCCGGGCGGCTGGTCGATTCTGCCTCGGGCAAGTTTACGAAGATGCGGCGCGCCACCGACGAGGCGGGCGTGAGCGCCAGCAAGGCCGGTGGCTTCTTCGACGCCCTGAAGGGCAACCTGATCGGCAGCATGACGGTCGCCGGCTTGGCGGGCGACGCCATCAAGGCCGTCGGGCGCGCACTGCTCGAGATGGGTAAGGCGGCGGTCGTCAGCATCGCCAAGGCGGTGGCGTTCGGCGAAAACCTCGCCTTCTCGCTGACGCGCTTCATGGGCGGGGCCGACATCGCCACGGCCGCGATCGCGGAACTGGCAGAGCTGGCCAACAAGCTGGGGCTCGACTTCCAGCAGGCGGGCTCCGAGTTCCGGGCCTTCATCTCGGCCGGCGCCACCAAAGAGGCCGCCATGGCGTTGCTGGCCTTCAAGGCCGACATCCTGGCGGTCGGCGACGGGTCTGACGCCACGAAGCAGCGCGTCACCGAGGCCTTCAAGCAGATCGAGAAGTCGATGGCGACGGGCAAGATCGAGCTCGACGCCTACACGTCGATCTTGTCGAACCTGCCCGTCACACAGCTGCAGGTGATGGAGAAGTTGGCGCCGAAGATCGGCTTGAAGGTCAGCGATCTCGTCGACGAGTACGGGAAGCTCAAGGTCGAGATGACGAAGCTGCCCGTCAAGGAGCTGCTCGAGGCCTTCCAGGAAGCGACCCTGTCCGCCACCGGCTTCGGCGCCGCCGGCGAGGCGGCGATCGCCAAGCAACTGTCGACCATGAGCGGCGCCTTCGACTTCATCGCAGCGCGGGCCGGTAACCTGCCCGATGCGCTGGCGGCCTCCGTCATCCCGAAGATCCAGGGCAAGCTGCTGCCGCTCATGCAGCGGCTGAGCGAGGCGTTCGACAGCCCGATCGCCAACAAGGCCATGGAGGCGATCGCACAGGGCATCAGCGACATCGTCGTCGCGATCGCGGACGCCATCACGTCCGTGATGGACTTCGCGTCTGGTTTCGCCGACGGCATGGCGTCCGCTGAAGCGGTGATCGGCCCGGTCCGGGAAGCCCTCGGCGGCACGGCCGAGGATGCTGATTCGCTCGGCGTCTCGATGGAGGATCTCGGGCACGCGTTCGGCGTGTTCGCGGCGATCGCGATCGCGACCGCCGACGCGCTGGAGTTCATCTACGACGTCATCGTCTTCATCTTCAGCCCGGTCGGGTTGTTGATCGACGCACTCACGTGGCTCGGCAAGGCGCTGTACGACGCCTTCACGACCGCGCCCGACGTGGGTGGCTTCTTCTCGAGCCTTGGCGACTCCATCAGCGAGGCTGCCTCGTCGATCTGGGCGTCCGCCAGCGGCGTCGGCTCCGCGATCGTGGACGGCATCTTGTCGGTGCTGTCGCCCGACGCGCTGTTCGGTGCGATCTCGTCGATGGTGGGCGGCGCCGTCGAGTTCGCGAAGCAGATCCTCGGCATCAGCTCGCCCTCGAAGGTGTTCGCCGACATCGGCAAGAACATGGGGGCCGGTCTCGTGGTTGGCGTCGACGCCGCGAACGACAACGCCCACAGGGCGGTGCGGGATCTCGTCGATGTCCCGATCCCCACCGCGGCGAGCGGCCCCACCGCGGGCCTGCAGGCGCCACAGTCGCAGCAGACCAGCGGAGGCGCAGCCGCTGCCCGGGACGGCATGGTCGTCAACATCAACATCGACACCGCGGGCGCCTACGGGGCGGCCGCCACCAGCAAGGACCCGCCAGCCTTCGCGGGCGCCGTGCAGAACATGATCCGTGAGAGCTTGGCCGACGAGCTCGAGCGCGTACTCGACATGGTGGGCTGATGGGACTGCCGGATCTCAGCAGCGACCAGTGGGACGTCTTGTGGCTCGGCGGCGTCCAGTTTCCTGGCGTGTGGACCATCAGCGGGAGCGGCGTATCGCGCAAGCTCGACGTCAAGAGCCCGAAAGGGGCAGCCGGCGCATCCCTAACGGACGAGGGCGACGAGCTGGCGCTACTCGACCTCGACGGCTTCATGTGGGAGCAGGAGCAGATCGACGAGTTCGAGCGGCTCTTGCCCGACATCCACCCGCGCCGGCAAGGCGGGCCGAAGACACCGCTCGAGATCTACCACCCGATGGCGAAGCTGCTCGGCATCGCAAACATCTACATCAAACAGATCCCCATTCCGGTCCACGACAAGAAGCAGAAGACGCTGCGGGTCTCGCTCAAGTCGATCGAGTGGGTGCCGGCGCCGAAGGTTCAAAAAAAGGGTGCGGGCACCAAGGGCAACGGCGCCAAGGGTGGGGCAGACCCGCTGGCCGAACTCAACGCGATCCTGACGGGCCTGGGGAACGTCGGCACCTCGCTCAAAAACACTGTCGAGAACGCGCTCGACATCGCGGGGTCGGACGCCAACACCGACGCCAGCGTCTGACGTATGCCGCTCGCCACCGCCAACGGGCACACCATCCTGGAGGCAGCCATCCACGAATCGCTGCGGGGCGTGTGGCTGGCCGAGGTCGCGGTCGACGACTCGTCGCCGCTCGTCGGCTCGGTCGAGATCGATCTGGGCAGCGACGTCGTGTTCGTCGGCACAGCAACGCCGGGGCGATCCGCTGTCGAGTCTGGTCGGTCGAAGGCGCGGATCCTGGGCGGCGCGGGCGCGATGGGGACGGTTCTGCCGGCTCGCGCCTATCAGGGCGTCGCGCTCGGTCTCGTACTCGAGCACATCCTCGCCGCCACGGGTGAGCAGATCGGCGCCGACAGCGCGACGCTGGCGAGCGAGATCAGACCGAGCTGGCTGCGCATCGAGGGCAAGGCGGCGCGGGCGCTCGACGGTGTAGCGGATGCCGTCGGCAAGACGTGGCGGATCCAGCGCGACGGCACCGTGCTTCTCGTCGCCGACACGTTCCCGGATCTCGCGGTCGACCACACCCGCATCGACTTCGCCCCGACCACCAACAGCATGCTGATCGGGCCCACGGCGGCGACGCTCCGGCCGGGCGTCACGTTCGAGGGACGGCGCGTCACCAGCACGATCACGCGCGTCGCCGCCGGCGGGCTGCGACAGCACCTCTACTTCGAAGAGGATCGACTCCACCGCGTCCTTGGCGGCATCGTCGGTGCGTTCACGAAGCGGCAGATCGACCACAGCTACAGCTACCCCAGCACGGTCGTGGGTCAGAATGCCGACGGCACGCTCGAGCTCCAGCCCGACGACGCGGTCGTGGGCGGGCGCGGCGGTCCAGGCCTGAGCCGCGTGCCGATCCGGTACGGCGTGCCGGGCATGACCGCGACCGTGCTGGCGGGCGCTCGATGTCGTCTCGCATTCGACGCAGGCGATCAGTCGCGGCCCTTCGCGTTCGCGTTCGAGCCCGGATCGCTCGACACCATCACGCTGACGGCGGCGACGAAGATCACCATGGCGGCGCCGGACGTCGACCTCGGCACCGCCGCCGCTGCCGCCGTTCGGTTTGGTGACACGGTTTCGGTCGGCGCTTCTGTCGGCCCCATCACGTACACGGGACTGCCCGGGACCGAGTCGGACGTCCGCGTATGAGCAACATCGGCGACGACCTCGGCGAAGACTTCGCCGGCTACAACGACGCCGATCCGAACCTGACCGCGATCGGTGGTCGGCTCGCGCTCCTGCACGCCATCGCGCGGCGATTCAGCACGTCATCGCTCTGGTACGACAAGACCTACGGTCGCGACCTGCGCCAATATGTCGGGACATCGGTCCCCAGCAACGTCATCGCGACTCAGGCGCAGGAGCAGATCGAACAGGACGAGCGAGTCTTCTCTGCCTCCGTGACCGTGACACGCGTTCGGCTCGCGCACGGCGCCGAGAAACTCAAACTCACCATGCTCATCACCGATGACGAGGGCCCTTTCGAGCGCACGCTGCTCGTGTCCGAAACCACGGTTGAGATCTTCGACTGATGCAAACGCTCGAGCAACTACGGACCGTCACGACGAAGGCCGACGCAAGCGCGTGGGCGGTCAACGAGCTGTCCGATCTCGGCTTCAACGCCAAGAGCTGGCAGAGCGGCAGCTGGCAGCTCACGCTGCTGCAGCTCTTCACCGACCTCTACGCCAACATGTCGTCCGCCAGCGCGCGGATCGCCGAGATCGGATTCAATGCGCTGGCGACCACCACCGCGCTGACGGAGTTCGCCGACAGCCACTACGACAATCAGCGGACCGAGGCGATCCGGGCGCGCCACCGCTATCGCCTCACCGCGGCCGCGACTGCCGGCCCATATTCGATCGAGGTCGGCGCCGTCACGTGCCAGGAGACGACGACCGGCGACGGTCTCCTGTTCACGAACGTCGACGCCGGCGAGGGCTACCCCCTCACCCTCAACTCGGGATCGACACTCGACCTCGTCGTCGAGGCACAGGTGGCGGGCGCAGGCGGAAACGTGGCGATCGGCGCCATCACGAAACTCGTGACCTCGCTGGCTGGCGTCACCGGCATCAACATCGACGCGGGCGACGGTACCTCCCTCCTCACGGTTGGTGGCGATCAAGAGGGCGATCCGGCGCTGCGGGCACGCAACACGCAGAAGTGGGGATCGCTCAGCTGGGCGACACCCGCTGATGGATTCGCCTTCTACGCGCGGGAGGGCGCCCCAGCGGTCGCGCGCGTCAAGGTGGACGACTCGAACCCCGCCGGACCCGGCACCGTCCACATCTACATCGCGGGCGCCGCCGGCGTGTCGACGGGACCGGCATCGACCCTCGGCACCGACGCCGAGTTGGCGCAGACCAACATCCGGAAGAAGCACGCCGGCACGCCCAGCCCCTCGGTGTTTCCGGCTCCCGCGCAAGCGCAAGCGTTCGCGGGCAACATCTATGTGGCGGCCGCGCACTTCGAGGCGGGCGTCATCAAGACGTCGAAGCAGACCGAGATCGAAGACGCGCTGCTCGCCTACGTGAACGCGCTCGGGATCGGCGGCCGCGTGTTGCCGCCACCCGATGGTGACGGCACCACCGGGTACCTGCTCGCCAGCGAATGGCGCGGCGCCGTGACGGCCGTCGAGGGCGTCGAAAACATCGGCGCGCCATCCCCTTCTGCCGACGTTGTCGTGTCCACCTTCAGCGTGATCGTCCCGTCGATCGCCTTCACGTACGTCGCGATCTGAGATGGCGGGCTACACGTTCAGGCGCGCGATCCGCGACCTTGCCCGGACCGCTCAGCACCTCAGCGCCCACTATGGCGAACGGCTGCTCGGTGTTCTGGCGCTCGGCGCCGACCTCACGCTCGAGGCGCACCGGCTCGCCCTCAAGGCGCCGTGGCTCCGGACCGAGGACTCGCCCGACGATGCGCTGCCGCTGGTCGGTGCGGAGCGCAACATGGATCGGGCGCCAGCCGAGACCAACCCGCAGTACCGTGCGCGGTTGCTCGACGCGTGGACGCTGTGGGGGCAGGGCGGGCAGCGCGGCGACACCAGCGACGCCGACGAGAACAACTTCGCCCAGAACGCACTCGAGCCCTTCGACGTCAACCCCGCCAGCGTCGCGACCCACTACGAGCCCGACGATGGCTGGGACGGTGCCAACCCAGACAACTGGTCGCTGTTCTGGGTCATCCTGACCGAGCCGCTACCGTGGACGCGTGAGCTGTGGGGCAACGACGGCACGTGGGGCAACGACGGCGTGTGGGGGATCGGTACTACGCCGGCAGTCGTGAGCGCGCTGCGGCGCTTCCTGACCAAGACGAAGGCCGGCTGGGAGCTCGGCGTCGACCTCATCATCGATTGGGGCGACGACGTGTGGGGGACGCCCGGCGTGTGGGGCAGCGACGAGTGGGGCGGGGACGTGAGTCGTCTGCCGCTCGGACGCCTCTGGGACAGCGACGGAACGTGGGGCGACCCACATCCCACGGTCGTCGGCAAACCCGACGTGTGGGGAGGAAAGATCAATGCCTAAGAACCTGACCGACGCAGACGTTTGGGAGACGAACGTCGTCTGCCCCGTGGACGGCGACACCCGCAACGCTGCCAGCATGGAGGTTGGCTTGCAGGACCTCGCCAACCGGGCGCTGTACCTGCGGAACCGCGTCCTGCCCGCTGGGTCGGTCGTGTATCCGGGCTCGCTGCTGGGCTGGCGTGAGCAATCGGCCCAATACACCTTCGAGGACGCCACCAAGGCCGCGCTCAACACCGGCACGACGCCGGGGTCGCCCAACATCGATCTGCCCTTCCACCGCGGCGCGCGACTCGAAGCGATCACGCTCAACCACCACCCGCCCGCTGGCTCATTCGCCGCGCTCGGCCAGAACCAGATCATTGCCGTCTTCGAGGTGCCGATCTTGTCTGGCTCGATCGCCCTCATCGACAGCGTCGTCGATCCAGCCGCCAACGCGGGCGCGTACGACATCCGACACTCCTTCACGCTGACGTTGGCGTCGCCGTTCGACATGGTTGAGACGTCGCGGCTCGTCGTGCGGTTCGAGCAAGACGACAGCGCCGTCGCCAACCACCGCATCTACGGTTTCACGTACACGCTCTCGCCGACCCCCTGAGCCATGTCGTACCTGGATGATCTGGTCGGCACGCTGGTGCAGGTCGCCGACGCTGTGGGCGCCATCGCGCAGCGCGCGCGCTGGCGGACGTGGCTGTTCGTCAATGGGCCACTCGTCATCGAGGACGCGGCCAACAAGCGCCTGAAGCTCGACTTCAGCAACATCGCCCTCATCCCCGAGGGCGAGAGCGACGTGATCGACGAGCAGACGGTCGCCGCCGCCGAACCCGCAACCGTCGTCTACAGCTACCTGCCCGTCGCCGACGGCGTCTATACGATCTCGGCGCTCGTCAAGACCCAGTATCTGACGACCGCGGGCGTCTTCCACGTAACGGGCACGTACATTCGAACCGCCGGGTTCGTCACCGCGATCGTCGCGAGCGACCGCGTCGTCGAGCATGTCAACATCCCAGGCATCGAGGTGGACTGGTCGACCGACGGAGCCTCGATCCATCTGTCGCTGACGCCCGAAACCGACAACGACACCACCATCGAGGGCCTGGTCCGGCTCAGCAAGTGGCTGTGATGCGGCAGCAGCAAGTGAGATGCTGAGCCTCGGCATGCGGCTTGGTGGCCGCAAGTACAGGTCGTTCGACGCGCGCCAGCTCGTGCCGACCGCCGCCGGCACGCTGCCGCTGCCGTCGTGGCTCTCGTACGAGTGCGCCACAGCCGAGACGTCGGCGCAAACTGGGCCCGCAACGGTCCGCACGGGGTTCGCGGCCGACGCGCCGCGCGCATTCTCGCGTGATGGCGTCACGTGGGGCCTGTTGATTGAGCCTGCCGCGACCAACTTGATTGACGAGCAGGACCTGACGGCTTGGGCAAGTGTCAACACTCCTGTTTTGAGCGCCGCAACTACACCCTCTGGCACGTCGGAGCAGTGCGAAATCGAAGACGATAATGCCGCGGGCGTAGAATACAAGCGCTTGCTTGCGTTCGACGTAGATCCGAATCCGCGTACGCTTTCTCTTTCTGGGTGGATGCAGCACCTAGGTGGCGCGGGCATAGCGTACCTTAGGATAGTTCTTGACGCCGCGATTTCGCTTCAGTTTATTGACAGCAACGCCAACGCCGATTGGGTTGCACGCGCGGCGTCGGGCCTGGTCGACCCAGGTGCCGGCGCTGGGTCTTTGGAGATGCGGGCTTCGCCACGCAATGCGGCAGCAGAGGTTGGCTCGGCGCGCTATTGGGGCATGCAACTCGAAGAGCGCGCCTATCCCACGTCATTCATCGGCGCCGACAATGCGACGTTTACGCGGGCGGCAAGCCAGCTAGAAGCCGACGTCGCCGCCATCGTGCCTCGTGGCCGGATGGCGGGCATCATCCGTTTCCGCCCTCACTACAGCAGCGCTGAGGTTGAGGCCAATCACAACCTCATCGCCATCACGGACGGTGCGTTCGCCAACATCGCAAACATCTACTACTCCCAGGCGTTTGGGCGGTTCCAGTTCGACTACCCGGCCGGGAGCGTCAACGGTTCCGCGGTGACGTTCTCGCGCCACCAGGAGCTGATGCTCTACTACGAATACACCGCCAACCGAATCGCGCTTGAGGTGCTGGGGTGCACAACGGGCAACGGTCGCGCAGAGGCTGCGTCTGAAGCCGCGCTCGCGAGCGTCGCGCACGCCTACGTCCTCGGCGGGAGCGGCGGCACAGAGCAAGGCGCAGACCTTAGGCGGCTGTCGCCGTTGATGTCATGAGCACCATAGAGGCACTGCGGATCATCCAGCGACGGAGCAGGGTGCGGGCGCCGTTCCTGCCCACCAACCTCGACGGCGCCGTCCTGTGGCTGCGCGCCGACCTGGGCATCATGATGTCGGGCGCGCTTGCATCACTCACAGCGCCTAGCTCGTTCGACAATGCTGCCTGGACCAAAACACGCACAACCGTTGTCGCTAATGACATTCTCAGTGGCGTTGCAACGGCGGATCGAATCCTTGAGACCACTCAAACGACGCAGAGCTATGAGGTAAGCCAAACACCAGCCAATTGGCGCACGGGTCTAACAACCATTAGCGTGCGTGCGAAGCGCGACCCTCTAGAGGATCTCAATTTCCTCTATATTTTGACGTCGCAATCGACGGTCCGTGTATTCTACAACCTGCTGACTGGCACCGTCGGGGCCATTACGCAAATTGCGGAAAGTGCGGGGTGCGTCATCAGTACATCGATGGCACTCGACGGCGATGGTTTCTACCTTTGCACACTCACGTATGAACACAGGTATGCCGCCACTCCTAGCCCTGTTTACTTTGGCCTAGCACGCACAAACGATGTCACGATCTACACGGTTGTAACGCCCCGCTCTATCTGGCTTTACGATGCACAGGTGAGCCAGCCTGATAGCGGCGTGTCAGCATGGGCTGACCAGTCGGGCAATGCCAACGACTTCGCGCAAGCGACCGTGCTGGACCAAGGCAGCATGACGACGATGGCGAACGGGCAGCCGTCGGTGCTGCTCATCGCGCGCAATTCCGAATACCTCTCTCGTGTGGGATTCACGCAGAGTGCAGCCAACAACTACACCGTTTGCGCTGTGCTGGATCAGCGCGTGTTGCTAGCGGCGAACAATCAGTACCTGATGGGTGCAGGGTCGGCCGCAGCCGTGGGAATCAAGCTCTATGATGGTTCAGCCGGGCCAGGTATCTTCGATGGCTCAAGCCACAGAACTGTGGGCACATCTACATTGGGCGAGCAGTGCCTCACGTGGCAGCTGAACGCCACCGCTGGCAAGCTCGCGATGAGGCGCAACGGGGTCAGTCTTGGCACCGACGCCGATTATGATGCGACGTTCAACCTCAACGGGTCCGTCGTCACGCATGTTGGATCGTGGTCCACACCAGGTGTGCAAACACCCACGACCGAGCTAGCCGAGTTGATCGTCTATGACCGTGTGCTGGCTGCGAACGAGCTTGCGCAAGTAGAGTCTTACTTGATGTCGAGGTACGCGCTATGACGTTCGCCGTTTTCACAGCCGAGCCCGACGCCACCGAATACGTGAGTGTGTGCGCCAAGGCACTCGGCCTACCGGTGCCCGGCATTCACCGCGGCAAGGGGCCTCACGTGCCCATGACGGATGACCCACAATCGCCTGGCTGGACTCGCGATTGGAGCACGCCGCGCCGGCACGAGACCCGCACCGAATGGGCGGTCGACGTGTTGCCCAACCCCGACCGCGCGCGCCTCACGACACGCGAGCGCCAGGTGCTGGATGACGCCACCACGGTGGACGAATGGGAGCGCGACCGATGAGCCAACCAACATGAACGAGTGGACGCAAGTCATCCTGTCAATCCTGGGCGGCGTCGTCGCGACCGCCGGCGTGGCGCTGCGGGTGCGGTACAAGAACCGCACCGCCGAACACGTCGAGCGCGAGGCTGAGCGCGCCCGCTATGACGCCATGTGGCGCGAGATGAACGGCTTGCTGCGTGAGGAGCGCGCCCTTCGCGAGCACCACATCGAGGCGCGCATCAAAGAGGGCGCGCAGAGCAAGCGCGACGTCTATGCGATCCACGAGAAGAACCTCGCGGTGACGTCGGCGTTGACCGAGACGCTCGACACGGCGCTGAAGAAAGGCGCCGATGCCGCGCTGAAGAAGGAGGGCGCCGATGCCGGCCATAGACCTCGCTGATCTGTACGAGTCCGCCGACGCCGACGTCACGGGGCAGGTGCAGGCGCTGACGCAGCCCGGTGACGCGATGGCGCGCGAGGTGCACCGTCAGTTCGACGAGTGCGCCGTCAAGCTGGAGGCGCTGCGCTCCAAGCTGGCGCCGCGGCCGCGTCGCCTGTTGTTGATTCTGGTCGACGACGAGGCTGCAACGTTGACCGCGATGGCGGTGTCGCTGTCCCGCGTCGGCGTCGACGTGCACGGCGTCGGAAGCGCCAAGGATGCGCTGGCGTGGTGCCGCGCGCAGACGTACGACGCCGCCGTCGTCGACGTGTGGCTGCCGGGGCCGGGTGGCCTCGGCCGCGCCGGCATCGACCTCGCCGTCGAGATGCGGCGCTCGTGGCCCACGATGCCGATCGTGCTCATTAGCGGCGACCCGACGATCCGGGACGAGGCCATGCAGCAGAGTGGCGCGGACGCGTGGCTCCAGAAGCCCTTCGGCCCCGTCGAGCTCGTGGGCGCGCTCGCTGAGTACCTACCCGAACTGAAAGAAACGTGATCATGGAACGCTGTCCTGAACTGCTCTTCGGTGCGCCCGCCTACTTCGCGGCGCTGGCCGTCGTCGTCGGTGCGACGGTGCGCCTCGTCAAACTGATCCCGTGGGTGCGACCCAACGCGGTGCCGGCGGTCGCGTTTGCGATCGGGTTCCTGTTCGACTTCGCAGTCGGCCTCGTGCTGTGCGGCCGCGCCGACAACGTGCCCGAGGCGCTCGCGCTCGCGCTCGCCGGTGGACTCGCGGGACTCGCGGCTGCCGGGGGCCACGATGCGCTCTCCGGGAGCGCCAAGCTCGTCGGGCTCGGGTGGCTGGCGGACCGACTGCTCGGCTCGGCCGCGACGTCGACCAGCAAGCGGGGTGGAGCGTGAGGCGCCTGCTGGTTCTGCTGCTCGTGGCGCTGTGCTGCGGCTGCACGCCCGCCGCCATCCACGCGCAGGCTGCGGCCGCCAACGCGATCGCGGTCGCGGGCAACAGCGCGCTGCCGCTCCTGGCGGCCAGCTACGAGCGCGAGGGCCTCGCCGCGATCGCGCGCTCCACCACACAGGAGCAGGCGCGCGCGGAGCTCGTCGACGTGAAGGCGCGATGGGCGCCCACCTGGGCAGCCTGGGAGGCGCTGCGGGCCGCTCACGCCGCGTGGGCGACGGCGCTCGAAGCAGGCGACGACGCCTCGCTGCCGACCGCCCTCGGGGCCGTGCGGGACGCGTGGTGCGAGATGGAGGCCGCGTGGCCGGACGGCATCGCGCTGCCGGCCGTGCCGGTGAGGTGCGGACCATGAGCACCACGCTCGACACGATCGCGGACGCCGTTGACGCCGCCGCCATGCCGCTCGTCGGCGTGCATCCGCTGGCCGGCGTCGCGGCGAAGATCGCCGGCATGGCGATCCGCGCAGGCGCCCGCATCGCTGCTGCCGGTGGCGATCCCGTCGTCGGCGTGGAGCGCCTGCTGTCGGCCCAGCCGGTCGTGGCCGACGTTCACGATCGTTGGGAGGACGCGATCGCGAAGCTGCCGCGTGAGTCCGACGCGCCCGATACGTTGCCGGGCCGGCACGAGGGGGAGGACTGACATGCAGATCGTAGCCATCATCGGCGCCTTGATGGCGCTCCTGGTCCCGCCGAGCAAGCAACCCGGTGAGACAGAGTCGGAGGCGACGGACCGCTACCACGTGATCGCGACCGCGATTGCGGACGAGGCGGGGCAGGATCGGCGCTTGACGCTGTTCTTGCTGACGGTCGCGCGGCACGAGAGCACCTTCAAGGCGTCCGTTCACAGCGGCGCCGAACGCGGTGACGCTGGGCATTCGTGGTCGCTCTTCCAGCTCAAGCTCGGCCGCGCTGCTGACTCGCGCGTTCCACGCACCGACTACGTGGCGCGGGACATCGTCGGAGTCGGCCCACGCGCCACGAGGCGCGCCGTCGATGCAGCGGCGACGTGGTTGCGTCCCCTCATCGAAGGCTGTCGCGGCGCTCCGCTTTGTTCATTCGCGCGATACGGTGGAGTCGACCTCGCCACGGCGGACGCCATCACGATGGACCGGCTCGCGGCGCGAGTGCGCACGTACAACCGCCTCGTGGCAGAGTCGCAGAGGCACGCGCGATGATGGCGTTCGTGGTCGCGGTGTGGCTGTGGCTGCTGTGGCGCGACGTCTGCGACTGGCGCGCGGCCGTCCGGGGTCGAAGGCGCTCACCCGGTGAGGAGGTTGTCGCCCAGTGAGGGACACACGGACTCGGGGTGCGGCTGTTACGGTGTCGACTCGCACGCTGGCGTTCGCCGCCCTGCTGCTCGCCCTCGTCGCCAACGTGTCGTGGCTCCGTCCGCGCGACGACACCGCCACGCGGGCCGCATACGACGCCACGTGCTCCGCGCTGCGGGCCCACGGTGCGGCGACGCGGGCCGACCGGGCCGCACTGTTGCTGAGACAGGAGCGCTTCGAGGCGTGGGTCTCGCTTCGCCTCGATGAGGTCGACCGCGACATGCTGCCCGAGGACGTGCGGACTGTCGCGTGCGAGGCGCGACCCGTCTACACGACGGGCTTCGACGTCGAGCGGTGGCCGGGGGCCCGCGAGCCGATGCAGTGGCGGGACCCGCCGGCGCTGCCCGACCTCGACACCGTCCTGGAGAGCACGCGCTGATGGTCTTCGGCGACTTCGATCCGGGGTATGAACACGACCGCACCTTCGTGATCTTTCGGACGATCAACGTCTCCAGGTCCACCGTCGACATCGACGTGGCCATCGACGAGTTCAAGGCGCGGTGTCGGGCGCTGCGGATCGAGGCTCGTCAACTGTCACGCGCCAGGTCGGTGGCGCCGCGCCCGCCCGCCCCACCGCCCGTCATCCGGCCGCGTGCCATCGAGGCGCCGCGGATGACGCACCGCCAACGCTGCCCGAACCGAAAGCCGCCGACCCGCCAGCCCAGGAGCGCACGATGATGCTACCCGACAAGATCGCAGACCGTGACGCCGCCATCCTGGACGCCGTACAACATGGCCGCCACTGCTTGGCGTTCCAGACCGTCGAGCTCGGCGGTCGGCTGCGCGTTCAGCTGTGCCGCGACGCACTGCAGCTCGAGGGCGTCCGGTACGGCGTGACGGCCTACACGCAGCAGCAGATCGCCGACGTGCTGGGGTGCCTGCTGCTGACGCCCAAGCTGTGCGACGTTCGGGCCAGGACCGCGCATCGCGAGGGCGGGCTCGTGAAACCGCGCACACAGAAGATCAACCACACCACGGCGGGCTACGTGAAGCACAGCGCGGCGATCGATGCGTCCCTGCCGCCCGACTTCGACGGCATGGTGGCGGGCTGGAAGTCGTGGACTCTGTCGCTGGACTCGTGGCTGAAGCGCCGCATGGCGACCAACTACGGGTGGCACATCCCGCGCGCCCTCGCGGCGTCGTGGTCGCCGGTCCCGATCGCCGGCCTCGTCGTGGCGGTGAGCGATCCGGGGTTCCTGGTCGTCCAAGGGCCCTACGAGGCCCACAACGCCGGCGCCGACACGGACGGCGATCCCGAGCCCGAGATCGAGGGTCACGGCGACTACAGCCAGCTGCAGGACTACGTCCTCCGCGACGCCGAGCTCCTGACCGGCGAGGTGTGGTCGGGCGTCGATCTCGGCGACGTGTACGAGGGCCGTCACGGCGACGAGGCGGCCCTGTTGGTGTCGCACGAGGGCCGGCTGCCGGGCCACCGCCTGCCGGGCGTGGTGGTCCCGCTCATGCGTCGCATCGTCCACCGCGACATCAAGCCCGACAACATCCCGCCGCCGGCCTCGACCCGGCCATCGCCCACGACGCCGGCGGCGCCCACCAGCGACCCCGACGCCACGTCCGAGATACCGCGTACGCTGCGGCGCGGCGACAGTGGCCCCGACGTCGAAGAGCTGCAGCGCCGGCTCGGCGTGCAGGTGACGGGCGGCTTCGGGGAAGCGACCTACATCGCCGTGTCGATCCTGCAGAAGGCGCACCGGCTGACGGTCGACGGCGTCGTCGGCCCTGCGACGCGGCGCGTGTTGGCGTCCGCCCGCACGGCGCCGCCGCCACCCGACACCGAGCCGAGTGGGCCGCCGTCAGGCGTCGGTCTCTCGCCACCTTCGGGCGTCTCCGTCACGCGCCCCACGCTGCGCCTCACGAGCCCGCTCATGCGGGGCGAGGCGGTGTCGGACCTGCAGCGCGCGCTCGGGCTCGAGCTCGTCGACGGCGTCTACGGGCGCGGCACCGAGGCGGCCGTCAAGCAACTGCAGCGCGGCCGTGGCCTGCAGGACGACGGCGTCGTGGGGCCTCAGACGTGGGCGGCCGTGCTGGTCGCGGCGGCGGTGCCGGACGACGCTGCGCCCGACACCGACCCGGCGCCGCGGTCGCCAGGTCCTGGCGGGACGCTGCCACCGCCGCGCCTCCCGCCGATCGGGTTCCGCCAGGGCAAGAGCCACGAGAAGGGCCGCCCGCTGGGGCGCCCGCTGTTCATCATCATCCACACCGCAGAGTGTGCCGAGACGAAGACGGCAGCCGAGAACCTGCAAGCATGGGACGCCGGGCCCGATGCGCCCCAGGCATCGTGGCACTACGCCGTCGACGTCGACTCCATCACCCAGAGCGTGCTGGAAGAGGACCGTGCCCACGCCGTCGGCAAGAGCCCAGGAAAGGATCGCGGGCTCCACATAGAGCTCGCCGGCCGCGCATCGCAGACTCCCGAGCAGTGGGCCGACGCGTACTCGACCGAGCAGCTCGACCTCGCCGCGCGTCTCGTCGCCGACATGTGCGAGCGCTGGTCGATTCCGCCTCAGCAGATCGGAGCCACCGAGCTACGCGCCAGCGTGCCCGGCATCTGCGGGCACCGCGACTGCACCAAGGCGTGGCCGGGCTCGACGAACCACACCGATCCGGGCCTTCACTTTCCGTGGGAGAGATTTCTCGAGCGCGTTCGCGACTACGCGTCGTGATAGGCTGAAGGCAAGAGACCCCGGGGTGACGCCCGGAGGTCAGGCGTTCATCTGCTCGACCCGGTCGAGCCAGACGAGCAGCGCCTCGGCTTCCTCGGATCCGCCGCGCGACAGCCACCACGTCGAATTCTCTTCGCTGAGCGAGCGCAGCCGTGCCCGGATGTCGCCCGCCACGATCACGCGAGACACGGTGGCGACCTCTCCGCCCAGACCGGCGAGGTCGGCGAGGTAGAGGCCGCCCCAGTTGTCCGCGTGCCCTGCCAGGCGCTCCGGCAGGGCCGCCATGGTGCAGGGGAGGTCATCGATCGGAAGCCCGCTCACGGCGATCCATCCGCCCGCCACCGTGGGTGCCATCATGAGGTGCTGGGCGCGCTTGCGTGTCACGACCGACAGCGTGTCCCCGACGTCGATGGCGACGACGCGCCCGAGCCGCTCCGTGATGCGGCGCCGCAACTCGTCGGCCCTCTCGGACTCGGCGGCCTGGCGGGCCAGCTGTGCGGCGGCGCGACGGTCGGCCTCATAGGCCCGCTGCGCCGCCACCATGGCCCCGCGCAGCTCCTCGGTGCGGCCGCCCTGGTCGTAGGCGCGCGCTGCTCCCTGCATGGTCTCTTTGCTCGTCATCGTCTCAATCTCCTCTGGTGTTGATCTGCGCGCTCCCGAGCACGACCGTGGTCATGCGCGGGCGCTCGAAGGTCAGCTGTTGTCAGCCTCGCGCCGCAGTACGCGCCGCGCATATGCGGCGCTCGCGTAGCTCTGCCCGTGGTCCACGGCGTAGACCGCTGCGGCGCGCGCTGCGCGGTCGTCCACTCCGGTGACGAAATAGCGCCCGCCTTCGGTGTTGGGCACCGTGCACTGATTGCGCTCCACGTCAATCTCGACGATCGCGTGTCGGCCACGGGCCTGGATGACGTGATTCATCGCGACACCTCGTCGCCGTCACGGTCCACAAGGACGCGCCCCATCCCACACACCTCTACCGAGAGCAGCGACGTCTCGGCGTTGTCGACGACATAGATCGACCCCCGCCCGAACGGGCGAGCGTTGCTCTGCGTCCACAGCGACACAGCTGCGTCGAACGCGTCGCCGAACGTGGAAAACTCGTCGGCTAGGGTATCGCCGTTTTCGTTGTCAACCCGGAATGTCGTCGTCTTCATGTACCTAATCTACACCCGACCGGGTGTAAGCGCAAGGGTCCCCGTGTCGATTTCCGTCGATTGTTGATCACCGCCACAAAGTGGCTACTTTCGACGTGTTAGCCGGCTTTGGTGGCGATTTGATCACCGCCCTGGGCGCGCCAACTCGCCCAGACAACCTCGGCAACTGCAACCCTGCATCGGCGTCCACTCGCCCGCTGCTTTCGCGCCCGCTATCGACTCGGCCGGCGGCGGGGCTCGGCGTCCCCTCTGCCGACACACCCGTGAGCACCAACATTGCGCCGCTCCCCCATGCCGCCGCGATGGCCCGCGCCGGAAGAGCCACCCCTCAGCGCGCAGCGTCCGCTTGCCCTCCTCGATTGAGTCGGCGGCTTCTACCCGGACGGCCCCACATTCCTCACAGGTAGCCTCGAACTGGCTATAGATTGCAAACGACACGTTCTTTCCTTTCTCAGTTAAGCGCCCGCCAGCTCGCCCAGCGGAAGCCCCAGCGCCCGGGCGACCCGAGCCGCCAGCGCCACGCTCCAGGTGCCGGCGTCGGCCCTGCCGCCCTCGGCTTCGAGCCGCGCCCAATGCTGCTGCAGCAGGCCGGCGCGGTCTGCGGCCTCGCGCTGGCTCAGGTCCAGCTCTAGGCGGCGGGCGCGGATGCGGGCGCTGACGGATGAGCGTGGGCGTGGCATGGCGATCAGTCTACGCCCGTGCGGGTGTCGGCGCAACTCAACCGCGCCGCGATCCACACCTCGAGGAATCTTCGGTCGGCGTCGGGCAGTTGGGCGATGCTGATAGCAATGGACTCGTGGACCGCGCCCCACAGGTCACTGGTCCGGCCGAGCAGGTAGTCGGTCGACACCCGGAGCCCGTCGGCGACACGGACCAGTGTCTGTGCCGACGGACCACGCTCGCCGCTCTCCATGTGGGAGATGGCCGTCGGATGCAACCCGGTGGCGTCGGCGAGCTGCTGCTGCGTCAGCTGCCGCATCTCGCGCGTCGACCGCACGCGGGCACCGAAGCGGTGCGCATCCCACGTCACGCGGCCACCTCGGCCATCAGGCTCCGCATCGTGTCCTCGTCGAGCGTCGCGACGGCATCACAGTACGAGTTGCGCATGATCTCCCCAACGTAGTTTTCGGGGCCGCATGGATCATGGTCCGCCATGCGCACAACGTGGGCGTCGTAGTATCTGGCGGGCATTTCTTCGTCTGGCTCGAACGTTACTCGCCGACACGCGGCGAGGGCGGCGGGTCACCCGTAGCCGTCGGGGCTGATGTACTTCTCTCTGGCCGCTGGGACGCCGCAGAAAATCCGCGTCCCCTCTGCGGCGTGCCACCGCAGATTGCCGCGCTGCTCGTCGTCGAGTCGCGCGAACGCCGCCCGCATCACGTGGATTGCTACGTCTCTCGTCACAATAAGCTCCTCAGTGTCTGGCACGCCAGCCGTTCGACGACGGCGGCGCGGTCTTGGCCCCACAGGCCGGTGGTCAGCAGTGCGTCGACGTGCGCCATCAGGGCCGGCGAGAACCGCAGCACGATGGCGGAGTCGTCGCCCGGCATGGCGTCGCCGAACAGCAGCTCGCCCACCGTCATGTCGAGGCGTCGGCAGAGCGCAAGTTTCACGCTGGGGCGCTTGGGCGCATTACCGCGCTTCTCCCAGTGCCTCACCGCTCCGACGGACACGCCGATGGCGGATGCCAGTTCCTGCTGTGTCATCTCCACGTTGATACGCGCTCGCTTGATGCGGTCTCCGGGCGTCACGGTCGCTCCCCCAGCTGCGCCAGCACGTCGGCCGGTGGACGCCACAGCCCCAGCGCGCCACGGCACGGGATCGGCTCGTCGAAGGCGACGACATCGTCGAGCACCAGCGCGTAGCTGCCGAACCACCACCGCAGGTCGGGTCCGCCGTCTACCGGCACAGCGACGTCGTGCCAGGCCGGGGCGAATCCGCGGTGGCCGCACCACCGACAACCCTCGCCGCGGCACGCCCCGCATCCCCTGCCTCGCGATACGTGCCCGACGACGTTGCAGCGGCCGACGATGCCCGTGGGGTGAATGCCGAGCGCCGGATTGCGGGCGTCGTCGTTGAACACGTCGAGCAGGCGATCGTGGTGGATGAGGCCGCCTTCGCTGAGCCGGCAACCGATCGAGTCCCAGCTCTGCGCCGCGTGCAGCAGCAACGGGCCGCGGTGGCGACACATCGGCGGCATGCCGCGCTTGTCGCTTCTATTTTCGATGCGCTTCCCGAGGTGCAAAATGGTGTACGGCCACGGTCGCGTGAGGCTGATGGCGCGAACGTTATCCACGCCGCACCGCAGCCTTTCCGTCGCTCGTCGCCATCAACGCGGCCAACACCTTGCCGAGCGCGTCGTGCGTCGCCCCCACCACGGCCGCCATCGCGTCTTCGTCGGCGCTGTCGTCCTCGGTCGTGGCGCTGATGTCGAGCGCCATGTAGAGCGCCAACGCGGCGTCGAACAGGCTGCGGTGTCGGTTTTCGATCGGGACCCCGATCTCGCGCTCCCACCTGCCCAGCAGATCCCGCAGCGCGTGCAGCATGTCGTGCCGGTCAGCGTTGCTGCAGTAGGCGAGGTTGCCGCCATCGCCGAAGTCGAAGGCGACGAACGCGAACCCGCGACCGGGCGGCACCTGTGGTGCGATCACGTCGCGCGCCATGCGGCTCGTCCAACGCTCCAGCTCGATCCGCAGCTGGCGCTCGGCGTCGTCGGTGAGGCCGCGGTTCATGTCGCCACCCGTCCGCCCGCCACCGTGATGCGGCTGTCGGCCAGCTCTTGCAGGGCTGGATCGTGCGAGACGAACACCACCTTCGACGCCCCCACCAACTCGGCCGCGCGCCTCAGCATCGCCACATAGGCGCGGCCATTCTCGGGCGACAACGCCGCCGCCGTCTCGTCGCGGACGATCGTCGGCGCCTCGAAGCCAGCGTGCCGGCACCCCATCAGGGCCAGCGCGAGCGCCAACGACTCGCCGATCAAGACGCGCTCACCACCGCTGAACGTCTTCGCCTCGCCCTCGCGGTTGCGCTCGGTGTCGTGGACGTGCACCCAGCAGCCTTCGCGCTCCCCCTTGCCGTCCGCCTTCGGCCGCACCGACTCGACCCGGACGCTGAAGCGGGTGCCGAGGCAGGTGCGGAGCAGGTCGTTCGCCAGCTCGGTCAACTCTGGCCCGGCCGCGTCCAGCTCCAGCGCCTGGATGCCGTCGCGGCCGAGGTCGCGCGCGAGGAGACGCCAGTCCGCCAGCTCGTCCTCCACGGTGGCGCGCTCTGCGTCGAGCTCGGCGACCCGCCCCTGGCTGGCGCGGGCGCGCTCGAGATCGCCACTCGCGAGCGTGACGCGGGCCTCACCGGACCGCAGCGTCGCGTCCGCGAGATCGACGTCGCTGGTCGCGACCGCCGACGACAGCGGCGGCGCCGTCACGCGCGGCACCAGGTCCAGCTGCGCCGCCGCGATGGCGGTGTCGAGCTGCGCGATCTCGCCGTCGATCCGCGCCACGTCGGCGTCGTACTCGCCGATCCGCTGCTCGGCGGCGTCGAGGTGGCCGACGTGTCGGGCCTCGTGCCGGAGCGACGAGAGCCTCTCGGCCAGCCCATCGAGCTGCTGGCCCGCCTCCTGGGCGCGCGCGCCCGCCGCGGTGGCGGCCTCGGTCAGGGCCTCGATGTCGAGCGTCGCGGCGTCGAAGTCGGCGGACGCCTCGACGTGGGTCGCCTCCGCGCGCGCCAGCTGCTGCTCCAGGTCCGCGAGCTGCTCTTCGGTCCTGAGGTGGCGCTGCTGCTCCACGATGGAGGCCGCGGCCCTCTCTACCTCGTCGCTCCACCGCGACACGTCCTCGTCGAGGTCGTCGATCCGATTCGGCAGCTCGTCGAGCTCGGCCGCGCGGTCGTCGTCGTGCGCCAGCGCGCGCGCCGCTCGCTCGGGAACGTCGTCGGGCAGCGGCCAGGACGGCGACGGCACCATCTCACCCAAGGCGCCGCGCAGGTCCAGGATGCGGTCATCCTTGCCGCTCAGCCGCTCCGCGTTGGCCTTGTCGAGGTCGGCCCGCACGCTCGCGAGGCGCGACGACGCTTCGTTGTGGGCGGCCGTCAGGCTCACGAGTTCGATCCGCGCCGCCTCTGTCTCGGTCGCCCACTGCGACAGCGTGGCCGCGAGGCGCCCGGTGTCGGCGGCGGCGTCTCGGCTCCGGGTTGAGGCGCGCGTTTGCCGGTCCCGCGCCGCGTCGCGCTTGGCCCGAGCGTCGCTGTACTGGAGGCGCTCTGCCTGCTGGGCCGCCACCACCTCGGCGTGCTGGGCCTCGACGAGCGGCAGCTCGGCCGCCGCTGCCCGGATGGCGGGGGCCCGCTCCAACAGGGTGGCGTTGTTGCGGCGCCGCACCTGCAGCTCGTCGACTTGCGCCCGCAGCGCCGTGCGCTGGCGCGTCAGGTCCTCGTGGCGCCGTCGCGCGTCGTCGGCGGCCGCGACCTGCAGGGCATGGTCGGCCTCAGCGGTGCGGGCGTCGTCGAGGCGCTGCCGGGCTGCCGCCAGGCTGGTGCCCGCCACCTCGCAGGCGTGCTGCGCCGCCGCGAGCTGTCGCTCCAGCGCCGCCACGTCGCCGCCACGCTGGCGCTCGTCCGTGAGCCGCGCCACGACGGTGTCGTGCTGGGACGATGCGGCGCGGGCCCGCTCGGCGGCGTTGCGGCTCAGCACCTCGAGGCGCTCGTGGCCGAGGATGCGGAGCACGACGGCCTTGCGTGGACCGGGGTCGAGGCCGATCCAACCAGCGTCGCCCTGCGCGCCGAACAACGACGCGAACAGGACCTCGGGCGTCGGCAGGTTGGCGCGCACCCACGAGTCGAAGTCGCGCCGCTTCCCGCTGTCGACGAGCGGCGTGTCGGTCGCGCAGTCCACCACCAGCGCCTCGCCCTTGTCGGTGTGGTGGTCGAGCGTGTGGCGCAGCAGCAGGCGCCGGCCCGCGTGCGTGACGGTGCTCTCCACCATGGCGTCGCGCGTCGTCGCGAGGTCGGCGAGGCGGCCGCGCGTCGGCGTAGTGCGGTAGAGGGCGCCGGCGAGGCCAGCCTCTAGCAGCACCGTCTTGCCCTCGCCGTTGGCGCCGCACAGCGCGATCAGCGGTCCCGGCACGGCGTCGAGGTCGAGCGTCACGGCGTCGCCGTACGGGCCCAGTCCCCGCAGCGTGGTGGTGTGGAGCCTCATGACGCCCCCGCTGCGTGGAGGTCGAGCAGGTCTGCGTATCGATCGTAACCGAGGCGGCGCAGCACCATCGCGGCGCCTTCGATGGTTGGCGATTGGGCGACGCCGAGGTGTTCGTCGATGACGGGGGCGAACTCGGCGGGCCCCGGTAGCTGATCGCGCCAATCTGGATCGCGCGTGTCGACCTCCCACGTGATGCCGAGTCCAGAGCCGCCGTCGTCGAAGATGTCGATCGTGTACGTCATGTCGCCTCCAGCTCTGCCAGCGTGGCGGCCAGCGACGCGTGCCAACAGTCGCAGGGCCCATGCGCCGCCATCGTGACCCGATCGGGCTGGAGCCGCACCACGGCTGGGCAGCTGGCGGCGTGGCCGACAGCCTTTGTCCGCTCGATCAGATCTCGGTGGAGATCCAGGCGGGCGGCCAGCCTACCGAGGGCCTTTTCGGCTGCCCGGTGGTAGCCGTCCGACAACCCACCCGCCAACGCGGCATCACCCAGCGCCGCAGCTACATCCCGCACATCCGCATCCAAGTGGTTGATCATGTCGCCTCCAGTTCTGCCAGTCGCCCCAGCACGCGGGCGCGCCGCTCCGGCGCCACGTCGTCGCCGCGGAGCGCCCACAAAGCAGTGAGCTTGTCCGCCGTCGTCTTGGCCGCCGCCACCGTCGTGTCGCGCGCCGTCGTGGTCTGCAGGACGCACTCATCGACCGTGACGCGCTCGGCGCCGGCCTCCAGGAGCCCAGCCCGCACCTCGGCAGCGGCAGCGCGCGCCGCGTCTCGCTGGTCGGCTGGGACGTGGTACCGGAGACGAATGTCGGCGCCCTCCACGGCGCCGCGCCCCTCTTCGTGCAACTGGTGGCCGCCGCGCATGAAGGCGCCGCCGTCCCAGCTGTACTCGATCAGCACCATGGGCTGACACGGCGTCTCGACGCGCTCCCATCGCGGCATCCAGCGGCCGCACAGGCGATCGAAGTCGACCAACACGTAACCCTTCGCCTCCACCTCGCCGTAGGCGGTCCGGCGCGGGCTGCCGGCGTAGACGATCGGCATGGCGCCCTCGTCGTGGGCCCAGCTCCAGTGCTGCGGCATGTGGATGTGGCCCAGCAGCACCATGTCGGCGCCCGCGAGCGCGAGGTCGTCGAGGCTCAGCTCCATGTCGTGGCCGACGAGCGGCTGACCGGTGCTGGTCAGAGACCCGCGCACCATCGCGTGCGCGACCAGGACGCTGGGCGGGCTGGCGTCCGTGGGGGCCGCGCCCCGCATCTCGCCGCCGAGTCCGCGCAGCACCGACCGCAGCGCCTCTTGCGCGATCGCGCCCGTCTCCTCGCCGGCGACGTCGCGCCCCAACGCCGCCAGGAGCTCGGCCTTGCGGGGCCACGGCAGCGTCGCGACGTCGACACCCGAGAACGAGTGCACGCCCGCCACCTCGTCGACGAAGATCTCGCAGTCGCCCTTCAGCTCGGCGAAGATGGCCAGGTCGCCTGGCTGATCGTGGTTGCCACGCACCAGCAACACGGGCGCGATCGCGGCGAGGCGCTGCAGCCAGGCCGCGACGGCGTTCCGGTCCTGGGGCACGCTCTTGCGCTCGAAGACGTCGCCGCCGTGGATGATGACTTCGAGGTTGTCGCGCTCGGCGGCGCGGCGCTCCAGGTCGTCGGCGATCCAATCGTGGATCCGGATGCACTCGGCGAGGCGCCCGTTCGGGGCGGCGTCGAAGTGGCTGTCGGAAATGAAGGCGATCATGCCGGCTCCCACGCGTCGCCGGCATCTGGCGGCACCAGCTCGCCGGTGTTTGGGTCGCAGTCGGCGTCGGCGTCGGGCGCGGCCCCGCCACTGCGGCGCGCCAACTCGGCCCGCATGGCCTCGACGAGCGCGGCGTCCTTCGCGCGGAAGCGCTCTTCGACCTCGCCCGCCTCGAGCTTGTTGCCGATGGTGCCGCACCACCACTCGAGCGTCTTGTCGTCGGCGTCCTCGATGGGCTTGCCGGCGTACTTGCCTTTCTTGCCCGGCACCACGACGCCCGACGCGCCCGCCGTCCGTGATCCACGTGGCGAGGGTGGCGGCGCATCGACGACGCGTGGGTGAATGTCGAGCTCGAGGTCGATGTCCTCGGCGACGGCGACGCTGCGGCCGACGGGGGGTGGCGCATGCGGGGCGTCACCGCGTGGCAGCTGCGGCGCGACGGGCTCGGCACCGTACAGCGCCTGCCGCGCCCCCAGCGCCTTCTCCATGCCGGCGACGGCGAAGATGCGCTTCAGCTCCGGGTCGTCGCTTTGCCCGGTCCACACCAGCTTAGTCGCCACGAACGGCTTGGCGAGGTCGGCCTTGACGTAGCTGGCCTTCAGGCCGAGCGATCGGATCGCTCGATTGCGCGCCTTGCTCTCGGCGTGCGCCAGCACGTGCAGCCGCAACTCGCGCAGCTGCTTGTCGATGGTGCCGCCGGTCGTGAGCCGCGCCTCCAGGGCTTGGATCTGCGGCGAGCCTGGCCGCAGGTCCATCTCCTTCTCGCCCGAGACAAACCGCTCCTCGCCGTCGAAGCTCTTCACGCGGCCGACTGCGCGGAAGTGGACGTAGTAGGGATTGCTGCCATCGTCGAGGCGACGCGACAGGACCGGGTCCCACGAGATGCCGGCCGCGGCCGCGATCCGATCCAGCACCGACTTGCCGAGCCCCCACTTGTTGCCGCCGACGCTGTAGATTTCGCCGCCGTCCCGCATGTCGCGCGTGTCGACGTGCACGATCGAAAACGCGAGCGCGAAGCCCTCCTGCAGGTCGCCGACCGACGTCATGGGCGCGATGAGGTGAGCGGACTCTGCCGCCCACGCGAGGCGTCGGTTGCACTGTGAGGCGGATCGGAAGGAGCCGCCGATGTCGCGCAGCTTCTCGGACTCGCGCTGTGCCAGTTGGTTCGATGGTGTCGCCATTGTTCTCTTCGCTCCTGTGCTGCCGGGCAGCGTGTTGGGTAATCAGTCCGCAAATCCGCGGACGCAGATAGGTCGGACGTCAGTAGCTCTCGTGCGGATCGCGCCGCGGGTCGTCGAGGGCGGCCCGCTGCCCCCGGTACGCGCCGAGGCTCCACCACGCCTGGACGACGACTACGAGGCTGTCCTCGTACCAGTCGGACCCACACGCGCAGCAGCGCAGGTGTCGCAGCTCGTCGCCGCAGACGACGTCTAGCGGTCGTGGACCGTCGTGGACGGGCGCGATTGGTCCGGGTGTCCCGTCGCGACACGCGTGGAACGGCGCGTCGTGCCAGGGAAGCCTCGCGTCCGTCACGCCCCACCTCCAAGCCGCGGCCGCAGGTAGGTCCCGTAGGCGGGCGCGCCGCGGTCTCGCCGCGTCTGCAGCTCGGGCGGCTGGTCGTCGTCGTCGTCGCCGGCGCGGGGGCTCAACCACCCGCGCGCGCCGCGGTAGACCCAGAGCCGCCCCTCGACGGTGCGCTCTTCGTGGAGGCGCGCGAACACGCCGGGCTGAAACTCGTGCAGTGGATTCGCCATCGTCACTCCTTCGGTCCTGCCAGCACCGTCCAGCGCCGCGTGGCGCCGGGGCCATGCGAAAACCACGCGTAGTCGCACGAGTCGGCCGTGCTGGTGGTGGTTCGGTGGTGAGTCAGCGGCGTTGGGCACGGACACCGCACCACCGGTCCACCGCCGGCCAGCCAGCTGTGCGCCCGCACGTGGTCGGCCTTGACGCCGCACGCCACCGTCTCGACAAATCGCACGACGTCTCGGCAGGCCCCGCACCGCAGCAGATAGGTGTGCGTCCAGCAGAACGACGGCCGCACCGGCAACACGAACACGTCACTCGGGTGGCGCCGGTGGTGCGACGCGCGGCCCTTGCTCGCCATCCACGGCAACCGGAGCAGCATGCAGACTGTGCCGTCGGGCCCCGCCAGCTCCAGCGACCGCCGCACGAACTCCATCGCGTGCTTGAAGGGCGGATTGCCGATGATGAGCTGGCCACTCTCCGGCAGCCGGCCCTCGCTTCCACCTAGGTAGTCGGCGCAGTGGACTGTGTCGTAGTGGCGCAGCCCAGTGGCGTTGTCGCGCGACCGCCGCGCCCGCTCCGCCATGCGCTCGTCGATCTCAATCCCGATCGTCAACACGCCGAAGTGCGGCCCCACGATGGCGCCGATGGCACCGTCGCCGCAGCCCGGATCCAGCACGCACAGCGGCGGATCGAGGTGCGGCAGGATGGCGCGTGTGGCGCTTGCTGGCGTGCGGTAGTAGTCGTTGTCGACCCGGATCGCGCCGCGGCCCGTGCTGCTCATCGCCAACCTCCCGCGTTCGCCAGCACGACCGCGTTGGCGACGGGCGGGCACACAGAGTTGCCGGCCAGCCGCGTCTGCGCCGTCTTGGTGAGCGGCTTGCCGTTGTGGTGCGGCGTGATGTCGTATTCGCCAGGGAACCCCTGCGCGCCAAACAGCTCTGACGGCTGGAGCATCCGCATCCCGATGTCGACGATCTGGTACGGCTCGCCGTGGATCGTCACGAGCGCGAAGCGGTCGCGGGTGGTGATCGTGTCGAGCGGCAAGCCCAGTTGCTTGCCCCCGCCGGGCCGGTTGTACTTGAGCAGGAATGCCTGCACCTGAGCGATGTGGCCACCGCCTCGGTTGCCGCCGCTCGTCACGGTCGGGACGGGCGACGACATCGGCGCGCCGGTCGACGTGCCGTAGAACTTCGTCAGCCAGGCGGCCGTCAGACCGTTGCTGTCGCGCGCCGTGACCGTGCCCGCCGGATCACTCGCGGCAGAGCCCACGGCGTGGTTGCCATTGGGGCCGCCGTAGTGGCGCGTGAGGAACGGCACCACCACGTGCTTGTCGTCGTTGGTGGCGCACACCGTGGCCAACGGCGTCTCGGGCGGCTGCCCGCGAAAGACCCCGGCGCCGCAGCCATCGCGCATGCCCGCGCCCGTGCGGTGGCTGTAGTGGCCGTGCCGCACCACGAAGGGTGACACCAACGCCAGCTCTCCGCGGTGCGCGGCCGTGATGGTGCGGAGTGGATCACCGATGCCGTGGACGCGACTGTCGCCCTGGTGCGTGACCGGGATCACGAACGGTTGCGCCGCCCCGATGACGTACTTCTGGATCCCGCGCGCGATGCGATTCATCGTCGCATCGGCGAGCGGGCGCTTGCGTGTGAAGATCGACGGACACGGGAGCGACCAGTCGATGATCTCGGCCGCGGCGCGCCACGGCTCGGTGCGGCCTTCACCGTGCGTCGGCTCGGGCCACACGATCGGCTGGACGTCGCAGCGCGCGACCAGGAACAGCCGCTTGCGCGTAGTCGGCGCGCCGAAGTCGGCCGCCACCAGCGAGCGGAACTCGACGGCGTAGCCGAGGTCGACCAGCTTGGCGAGCCACGCGCGGAAGTCTTCCCCGGCGCGCGCCTTGATCGGGTGGCAGTCGTCGTCGAGCGGCCCCCACGTCTGAAACTCCTCCACGTTTTCGACGTAGATGACGCGTGGCTTCACCGCCTCGGCCCACCGGATTATCACCCAGGCGAGACCGCGAATGTCAGCACTCCGCGGGTTGTGTGATCCGCGCGCCCTCGAGAAGTGGGTGCATGCCGGGCTGAACCACGCCAGACCAACGGGACGCCCCGCCGCCGCCTCGCGTGGATCAACCTGCCAGATGTCCTCGAGGAAGTGCTTCGTCTCGGGATGGTTGGCGCGGTGCATCGCGATGGCCTCCGGGTCGTGGTTGATGGCGATGTCGACGGGTCTACCGATGGCGGCCTCCAGCCCGATCGATGCGCCGCCCCCGCCGGCGAAGTTGTCGGCTACGATCTCCCCCGGCAGCAGGTCGAGCGACGCGCGGATGATGGGCGGCCTCATCGGCCCGCCCTCCGCGCGCGCAACCGCTGGTCGAGGGGCCCGCTGAGGCCGTCGAGGTTGTCGCTGAGGTTGTCGAGCGCGGCGTCGATGTCGGCTCCGGCGCCGCGTATCACGATGGCGGGTCCGACCAGCATAGGCGCGTCGTCGTCGAGTCCGTCGAGGGTGGCGATGATGCCGGCGTTGTCGTCGTGCGACAGCACCACGCGACCGCCGGCCAGCAGCACGTCGAGGACGCGGCTCAAGGCGACACCTCTGCTGGTCCCAGTTGGCTGAAGTCGTAGTCGATCACGGCTCGCTCGCTTCCAGCAACTCGGCCGCCGCCAGCCTCTCCAGATAGTCGATCGCATCTTGGATGCGGTTCGCGCTGCGGCCGGCCGGAACGAGCGCAAGCTTGAGATCGGCGATCGACTTCTCGAGGTCGTCCTGGACGAACGACGACCTCGCATTGTTCACCAGCAGAGCGGCGTGGTCGGTCTCGTTGTAGGCGGCGAACAGGTACGCAGCGGCGCCGTCTCGTGTCTCGATGTGGCTCAAGGTTTCACCCCCGCGCGCGGAACTGTGCCCATGGTCGCGCACGCCTCGCATATGTCGTCGCCGAGTGCGAACCCGTCAGTGCCGCCGCACTCGGCGCATCCCGCGCGCTGCGCTGCCAGCGCCTTCTCGTGGTCGCCGAGCAACTGCCACGCGGCGCTGAGGGCTGCGCGGGCGCGACCGCTTGGGCACTTCCACTCAGTGTGGTGCTCGACCGCCTCGGCCAGCTCCAGGAGGGCGGCGCGGAAGGCGCTCCGCTCGGCCAGGAGCGTCACGGCGACACCCCCGCGCGCCTCAGCGCCTCTCGTTCCGTGCAGGTCGGGCCGCCAGCCGTGCGGCGCCACCACCCATACCCGGCGTACCGCCACCCCGCCGCCCTCAAGGCCGCGCGCGCCGCCCTCCTGGCGCAGGCCGCGCAAACGTCGTTGCCGTTCTGGTCGCGCGTCGTCGACGGCGCCTTGCCGCACACGGTACAGCCGCAGCGCTCGCACCAGCCGTCAGCCAGCTCTTCGGGGGTCCACAGCGGTCGACTGCACAGCACGTTGCTGCACTCGTGGGCGTCGCAGCACTCGGCTGAGTCGCACTCGCCGCGCTCGTCGACCGGCAGCCTGCACCACGCGCAGCACTCACCCTCGTAGCGGGTCGGACTCGGGTAGGTGTGCTGGCGTCGCTCGCGCGCTCGCTCGGCTGCGTCGACGTGGGCGTCGCTGTGTGCCTCGCTCATGGTCGTCCCTCGCTCGGTGGTGGTTCCGTGGTGGCGCGCTCGCGTAGCGCCCGCACCCGCGTCCGCGCCTCAGCTCTGGCTCGCGCCAGCGACAGCAGCGCCTCCGTGTGCCAGCAGCGCCGGTGACTGGTCCAGCCGCGGCAGCTGCACGTGAGGCCCTCGCCTTCGGCGGTCGCAACCGCGACGTGCACGCGTCCCGGCTCGCTCTCGCTCTCGAACTCCGCCACGAGCGCGTCCCCGCGAGCAGCAACGACGCGTCCGATGCGCCCGCCGCACGGGCAGCGCCACCGCCACCGCCGCACGGCCTCGACGTCGGCGATCACTGCCATGCAGGTGCAGCACGTCAGCATGGCGCCACCTCGACGGTGATGAGCGGCTCAGCGCCGCCGCCGAACTCCGCGGTGCCGTAGAGCTGCAGGGCCAGCAGCACTTCGCCAGCGTCGTCGCCCGACAGATCGTTGTCGCGGCAGAACTCGCCCCACGTGCAGCGTGCCAGCCCGTGCCGGTCTCCGTTCCGCACCACCAGCGCCGTGTCGAGATCGACGTCGTTCCACAGTCGGCGGTGCCGCAGCCACTGCCACACCGTGTCGGCGGTCCCGGTCAGAACGATCTCGTCGCCCCGCATGATGTGCTTGCGGTGGTGGCGGTCGGGCCGCGTCGTGAGGCCGTGCGCCTTCAGGACGTCGTTGAGAGATGGGGCGCTCATGCAACCTCCACCCAGCGGCAGTCGGCAGCGCAGTGCACGCAGTAGCCGCACGCAGTGGCCTCGAACGCTGTGGTGAGTCGACCGCAGCCACCGATGCACGGATGGGCCGCCGGACATTTTGCGTGCGGTACGTTGTGACAGGGACAGCGCGCGGGACACCCACGCCGCGCCTTGCGACGCCCCGCGGGCGTGCACTGGCACGGCTGCCCATCCAGGCCGACGTGTGCCGTCGTCATGGCAGCACCGGATTCATTGCCCACGCCGCGAACGCGGCGCGGTGCCCGTTGTCCCAGCGTCGCATCGCGTTCCCGAGATTGAAGGGGCCGCACTTCCACTCGAGGGAGTCGTTCCAGACGTTCAGCACGAAGGCTGCAGCGGCCCACGACCCCGATCCCGACAAGGTGGCGCGCGCGAGGTGAGAGTCGAAGCGCCTAGCGCTCCAGCCGGTGCCGTCGGTCCCGATCGCCAGCTCACGGAGGTGGGGCGACAGCACGGGGAAGGACCACGCGAGCCGGGCGATCTGCGCCGCCGCCGTCACGCCATCACCCCCAAGTCCGCGCTGCAGCGCTCGCACCAGGCCGCGCCGCTCTGGTCCTCCGCCACCTCGTGCGCGCCCTCCTGCTCGCACACGCACACCGAGCACTGCGTCGGCTCTCCGAGGCTGGTCAGCGACGTGTGTCGCTCGGTGTAGCCACGGCACGGAGAGCCGCAGTCGTAGCAGACGCAGTAGGCCGAGTCGCAGGCGCCGGCATCGTCGCTCATGCTTCCTCCGGTGGTTCAGTGTCGGCGTGCTCGCGCCGCGCCAGCGCTTCGGTCTCGGCCTCGCGCAGCAGTCGATCGCGCTCCAGCCAATCGCCTTGCGCCTCCGCCTCCCGGATGGCGCGCGAGCGGTCGGTGTCGGCCAGCGGCGACCGCACGTCGCGCGATGGCGGCGTGGCGCCCAGTGACTCGAACATGGCGTCCGCGACCTCGCCCGGCAGCCCCTCGGCGTCGCAGCTCGCCATCAGGAGATCGTGGAGCCGCTGCAGCGAATTGGCCGCCACGCTCGCGACCCTGGTGTGGTCGTGGCCGCCGTCGACGCCGGCCCGCACCATGGCGCGCTGTAGGACGTCCAGCAACGGCTCGCAACTGCGGCGCGCACGCGCCACGTCTAGCTCGTGGATCACGGGTTGCCTCCGTCACGAACCGACCGGAGCAGGGGCGGCGCCGCTGGGGGGATGGGGGCGGCAC